ATGGGCACGATCACATCACGCAAGCGCAAGGACAACTCGACGGCCTATACGGCGCAGATACGGATCAATCGGGATGGGCGCACAGTTTATCAGGAAAGCCAAACCTTCGACCGCAAGCAGGTAGCCCAGGCATGGATCAAGCGGCGTGAGACGGAGCTGGCCGAGCCTGGTGCAATCGAGCGAGCGAACCGCAAGGGTGTGACGATCAGAAAGATGATCGAGCAGTACTTGGATGAGTACGAAAAGATCCGGCCGTTGGGTAAGACAAAGAACGCAACTCTCAACGCGATCAAGGATACCTGGTTAGGTGATCTCGACGACTCGGCGCTGACCAGTCAGAAGCTGGTGGAGTTCGCGCAATGGCGGATGAGCAAAGAGGGCGGCGGCGTTCAGGCGCAGACGGTCGGCAACGATCTGTCGCACTTGGGCGCGGTGCTGTCCGTTGCACGGCCCGCGTGGGGTTATGAGGTGGATGCGTTGGCGATGCCGGACGCGCGCAAGGTGCTACGCAAACTCGGCATGGTGAGTAAGAGCAAGGAGCGTAACCGCCGACCGACGCTCGAGGAGTTGGACAAGCTTATGGCGCACTTCTTTGAAATGCAGGAGCGCCGCAAAGCTCAGATCGACATGCCGAAGGTGATCGCTTTTGCGCTTTTCTCAACGCGCCGACAGGAGGAGATCACGCGAATTCGTTGGGATGATCTCGACTGCCCACGGCAAGCGGTGCTGGTTCGGGACATGAAGAACCCCGGGCAGAAAATTGGCAATGACGTGTGGTGTCATCTTCCCGATGAGGCATGGGCGATCATTCAAGCTATGCCGAAAGTGGCCGATGAAATCTTTCCGTATAACGGCAAGTCGGTGTCGGCTTCCTTCACCCGGGCTTGCCCGCTCCTAGGTATAAAGGACCTGCACTTCCATGACCTGCGGCACGAAGGGGTGAGTCGGCTGTTCGAGATGGACTGGGACATTCCCAGAGTGTCGAGCGTGTCCGGGCATCGGGACTGGAATTCGCTTCGCCGTTATACCCATCTTCGAGGCAACGGGGATGCCTATTTGAACTGGGCCTGGTTAAAAAGGATTTTGGTGTAAATGTCTAACGCTTTTAAGTCGAATGTCGTTGTTGATAAGTCCTATCTGCAGGCGGTATCCAAGGAAAGTATGACCGAGTTGGCATCAGCGCACGGGTTGTTGATGACTGAGGCTATGCTGTATGAGTTGGTGAAAGGTACCGATGCCGACAGGGCAAAGTGGTTCTACAAGTTCCCGGATGTGGCGAGACCGTTCGAATTGATTCCGACTCCGGGCGTTCTGATGCGCCACGAACAGCGAAGCAATGCAGCCTGCGGTTTGCCCAGCAGCCATGTACGGAATATCGATCACTCGCATACGGCGTTGTATCGGAATCCGGGTTATTCGGTTCCGGAGGAGCTGATCAAGGCCCTAGATAGGAAAAGGAAGGAAATCGACGAGGATACCGATCAGATGCTATCGCTGATCGACAGTATTCCGATCCTGTTTCCAGAATTTGAGCTAGCGCTTGAGAAGGACTATCTCGCTCTAAAGGGGAAGGCTCAGGATAAGATTTTTACCGATGTTGATTTTGTGCGGCATAAGGCAGAGTTGCTGTTGAAGCAATCTCCGTTTTTTTCATCAACCAATGTCGCCAGAATTGACCATGAGTGGATCACCTTCAGATGGCTTCAGGTGGGATTGCTGTTTGTCCTGGATCTCAAGGTTAAATACCCTGGTGGTATCGCGTCTGTCATGACGCCCAAGCTGAGAGAACGCATCAGGCACGATGTTCTGGACGCTCAGTATCTGATGATGGGGCTGCTGGAAGGGGCTCTCGCCACGAAAGAGAAAAAATTGTGTGAGTGGTGGTTGAAGCTCAAACCGGATGGTGTTCTCTACAATTAGGACGTTTCGCAAAGAAGGAGAGCGTGAGCTCTCCTTCTTTGGTTTGCTCCTCAGGCAACCCTGCCCATCAATTGATTCTGCTCGCGAGTGGCCTTTTCACGCTGTCGATCAATGTAGTCGGCAAGATCCTTCAGGTGGATGCCCAGCCCGGCTTTCTGGCTATTGGCACCTAGGCGAACCACAGGTATATCGATCTCTCCCGACAAGCGCTTATGCTTGAATTTCTCCACGGTCAGATTCATGTAATCGGCGCATACGCGATCCAGGGAAATAACTGCCTGACCGTTGTACTGGGCCATCAACAGGAAAAGGGTGTTCATGCGGCCTCCTGGTTATTGTCTGTTGAAAAGTAGCTTGAATGCGCTCGCTGCCACGATTGGAACCTGTCCGTTGCCAATGGCTTTAAGTCGGTCCAGCCGATAGGCCACCCCATCAGCCACTCGGCCCAGTCCGGGTTCAGATGACCACCATCCAGTGCCATCACTGCATGATCCAGGCGATCGTTTGTGCGGTTTGCCCCGGATCGGCGAGTCAATGCGGCAGGAGAGGACCCCTTGGCCATGCTCGCCACCGGCGTTGGCCAGCGCCTGCGTGCTGTCCTCTGCAATGAGCCAGATTCGATTCCGCTGATGCGGAGCGGCGAAGTCAGCCGCTCCGATAACACCCCATTGCGCGTCATACCCCATTTCGGCAAGGTCACCGAGCACGACGGCAAGACCTCTTCCCACAAGCAACGGTGAGTTCTCCAACTCGACGTAGCGCGGTCGTACCTCATCGGTAATTCGTGCCATCTGTCTCCACAGTCCAGAGCGTGCGCCGGCGATGCCCAGACCATTGCCCGCGGCCGAGATGTCCTGACAAGGAAATCCTCCCGAAACCACGTCAACAAGTCCTCGCCATGGTCGTCCGTCAAAACTGCACACGTCAGACCAAATCGGGAAAGGCGGGAGCAATCCATCGGTTTGTCGTTGCGCCAGAATCTGTGCGGCGTAGGCATCGCGCTCAACGGCGCAGACGGTGCGCCAGCCGAGGAGCTGGCCGCCGAGTATTCCGCCACCAGCGCCTGCGAAAAGAGCCAGCTCATTCACGCGGCCTCCAATGAAGGACGCTTATACCCCTGAGCAAGCTGCGCGGGCGAGCGATTCTGAGCGGTTAGCGTTGCATTGGGTGTGGCTGCCTCGCGCAGCTTTTCGTGGGATATAAGCGCCTCGGTGGTGCTGCTGGAAGGAGCAATAATGCCTGCTGCTGCGCAGCAGAGGCTGTTTGTTTCTAATGCGTCGACGCTGGTTTTCTTGCGGAGCAAAGCAGTCGTGTATTGGGTGTTTTGTTGGTCCTTTTGCATACCGCTTTCCTCCGAGGTTCTATTGCGCGTTGGTTTATCAGCCGCTGGTGGGGCGTGTGCCGGGTTACGGTGGGTGTTGGATTGGGGGCAGGTCAGGCTCATGCGGCGCTCTCCTGATTTGCTGGCTCAAGTAGCGCTGCGATGGCGAGCGCCTGATAACGCAGGGCGCGGGTGTCGCATTCCAGTTTTTTGCCGGTGCGAAAGGCGCTGAACGTCTCAGAGGCGATCCGAAGTTTCTCAGCGATTTCCAGTAGGGTCAGTCGTTCTTGTTCACCCAGTTTTGATGCAGCGAGGGCTCGCTCGTAATGGGCGTAAAGCTGCTTGTATTGGTCGCGAGCGTCGTAGGTAGAGTCTTCCAATTTTTTCATCGCTTCCCAGTTCTCATGATGCTGTCTGGTTTTACCTTCCTTCATTCCTTCTTCAAACCCGACGATGCCCCCGTCTTCATGGCCCTCGCTGTAACCCTTTGAATAGCCGTCGATGCAGCCGCTTTTGAAGCCGTCCCTGTAGGCGATCCAGTAGAGGGCGCCCGCTGTAAGGGCGATTGCTATCAGTGCGCAGATCTGAACTGCAGTCATGTGGTGTGCTCCTGGTGGTGTCATTGGCTGGTGGTGGCAGCCGTTCGGTTTCAGGTGTTACTCGGTGGTTTCTTCCTGCTGTCGCTGCATGTCTTCGTCGGCCTTGTAGGCGCGGATGTCGATCAGTGAGGCGACGTGGCGGATGTGGGCGTACTTCGGTGCCTTGCGGCTGGTGTCCAGCGTGGTGATGGGGAGCTGGATGCGGCCGCTGCTTATCTCGGCGACGAAGGATTGCTCGTTGAGGTTGCGGAAGTACTGCTCGCGCACTTTCTCCAGCGGGATCAGGACGTCGCCGAAGATGCGGTAGAGCAGTTCGACGGTGGCTGACTCCGGAGCCGGTTGTAGGCGCAGCGGGTTTTGGGCTGTATTACTCATGGCTTTGTTGGGCCTCCTTGCGTTGTTTTCTGGCCGGGTGGTTCCAGGCGTTCAGGCAGTGCCGTTTGGTCAGCTCGCGCAGATGTTCGGGCACTTCGAGGAGCGCGGCGTTGCGCTCCTCTCGTGTTCGCATGGCGATGATCTGGCGGGCGTATTCCCTAGGCCACGTCACGGTGGTCTGCCGGAATGGCAGGCAGGTCGATGCCCAACTGTTCGGCTAGCCAGCGGATGCCGGGTTGTTTCACCTTGGTCGACTGGCAGTACTGCATGCCGAGCTGGTCGTGGTACCACTGGCCGTCCTTGATGCGCAGGTAGTCACGGTCACGGTTGGGGTAAGCCGGTAGGTTTTTCTCGTTGAGCAGGCCTTTTTCCTGCATGCGAGCGATGAGCTTTGGCCGGGTGATACCGAGCTGGGCTGCGGCTTGGGCGAGATTGCGTTCCATGGCGCCCTCCTTATGCCGCGTGCGCGGCTGGGGTGGCCGCTGCAGCGAGGTGGTTGATGGACTCGGTGACCTTGCCGTAGATCTCGACATCGGTCCCGTACGCGGTGAAGCAGCGGGTGTGCGGCCTTTTGTTGCCTATGCTCAGGATGGTGGTGACGCCTGAACGCGATTGCGTGCGGTGCAGCGCGACCTGTAGGGGATAGTCGAAGCCCATGTCGAGGCTCAGCACGCCGCCGGTGCGTACCAGTTCGAAAACGCGTTGTTTGTCCGAGACTTCGAAGCGGCCGTATCCGCGGCTGGCATGCGGGCGCTGCACCAGGTCACTGGTGTTGCTTGCGTCGAATGGGCCGTTGGCGATTTCTTCGATGAAGTCGGCCAGCTTGAGGTGCGTTTTCTTGTCGTTCTGCAGGGTCAGCGTGTGGCGTTCGCTACCCAGTTCAACGACGAAGGTGCTCTCCGTTGTGCCGCGTTCGACCTTGAGACGGAACGCCAGGCAATCAAGCTTGGGCGCTGTCCGGAGGACGTGGTTGAAGGTCTCGCTAAGGTTGACCTGGGCGTTGAGCAACTGCAGGGTGCGGTTGTCGATTTTGTACTTGATCATGCTGCGTGCCCTCCGCCATTTGGGGAAAATGGGGCGGTAGCAGTGCGAGCCTTCAGCTTCGGTTTGGTGGTGACAAAAACGCAGCCGAATTCACGGGCCAATCGGCGAATATCAAAAATTTGGAGGGGAGTAGCTGCGGCAGGGTGGACGTGCAAGGTGGCAGTGGTGTGCATGGTGGCGCCTCTCTCTGTGGTGAACTGAGGATCACCAAATTAACCTTAAAGGTTAATTTGTCAAGATTAAACCACCATATGGGTTGTTTTTAGAGGCTGCGTGTTTGTGCCATAGTGGCAGTTTGTAGGCATCATTTTGCAGGTAATGGCTGCATTTTGATTTGACGGATGAACATAGTCATGGCATGGAAAATGATGCTAAATCGTATATCGGCGCTTCTTAAATGTAGGAGCGCCCATGGGGATCGGTAAAAAGCTAAGGAATATATTTTCGTCTGATAAAAATGATGCGCCCACAAGCAGGACGGGTGAGGGGCATCAAGTAATACTATTTGTTCATGGCCTCTCAGGGTCGGCATCTGGAACCTGGGGAACCATGCTGAAGGTTTTGTGTGAGTCGTCAGAGTTAAGGCATATCGCTTATGATTGCTATGCCTATCCCACGGCTCTTTGGCGTGCTCCTTTTATGAAAAAAATGTCTGGAGTGCAGGAGATTTCAAATGGTTTGCAATCATTTATCGAAGCAAAGCATTCTGGAAAAGAAATAATTATTGTGGCGCACAGCTTGGGTGGAATTGTATCTAGGCATTTCATTCTTGAGGCTGTTAAAGAAGGGCGGACTCACAAAGTCCTTGGTTTGCTACTCTATGCTTCTCCTTTGACAGGGGCAGGTTTGGCTAGCATTGCTAAAGTTTTTTCATTCGGTCATTCGCATTTAAAACAACTGTGTAAACGAACTGACTTTCTAGATACTTTAAATGTTGACTGGGTCAAGTTGAAAGTTGAGAAAGATATAAAGGTTTTGAATTTGATTGCCGGTGGGGATGCGATTGTTTCAAAGGATAGTGCAGCCCCATTTATAGGGGCGGATAATGTGCGTACTCTTATTGAGTACGGACATATCAATGTAACCAAGCCCGAGGACTCGGGGGATTTAAGGTTTATTTTTCTCAAAAACTTCGTGCAAAATTTTTTTCCGTTGGAGGGCGCTGCAGGCCCCGCGATTCCTGAGGGAGATGTTTTGTTTGATGCTTATACGAAAGTGGCTGAGCCATTCTATTTGCCCCGTAGTGCCGATGAGAGCTTGTCTAAAGCTATAAAAAGCTCTCATGTTTGGGTCAGCGGTCCGCCTGGGGTTGGTAAAACGGCTTCGCTGAGGCGTTTAGTAGAGCTTTCAAAATGGAAATTTTATCATATTACCTTGGATAGCTTTGAAGCTCCTTCCGCACTGACCCTGATGAGGGAAGTATGTCGAATTTTGTTGGAAAAAAACGGTGTTGAATGCGATTCTATAGGGAAGGTTGAAAGCCTTGAATCGCTGATAAGCTATCTCAGACCATATATGTCATCGTTAGTGTCTCCAAGTGCGGTCGCAGTTTTAATTGAGGAAATTCCTCTCCCGTCAGGAGTGGAGTACACGAGATTTATCGATATTGCATATCAGCTTATTATATTGGCAGAAACTGCTAATGCAGAAGGTCGATTGATATGGATGTTTTCGTCGTTGAGATGCCCTAAAAAAGATGTTCATCCTGATAGAAATAAAATTCATGATAAAATTCAGTTTGTCGATTTTCAGTTGTGGTCGCCAGATGAAATAATGAAACTGTCAAATATGATTGCGACAGCTCTTAGTCATTCCCTTCAAGACCATGAATTTGATGTGATTATTAGTAAAAGCAAAGGATCTCCTCGCTTTGTGAAGGCGTTTTTTAGAAAGGCTAGAGTTGAGGTTTCTACAGATAAAAATATCATCGAGTTGCTTGAGTCTGTAGAGGAGGAGTTAAAGTGATTAATAAGAAGCTTAACCCTAACACGATAGTGTCCGCTCATCAGTACATTGAGCGCGCAGCCGATAGGCAGCTGCGAAGTGTAATTGATGGGATGGGGCGCCCTCCTTATGTCCTCGTTGCCCGTCAAATGGGGAAGACCAATCTTCTGATTCATATGAAGCGGGAGAGAGTTAACGATTTAGTGCTATATCTTGACTTGTCAAATCGCTTTGATAGCGCTCGACTTTGGTTTCGTAATGTCATAGACATGCTCATTGAGTTTGACCCTGATGTATTTGATCCGCATTTGCCGAAAATTAAAGATCAGAGGGAAAACTCAGGGCTGGAAGCGAATGTCGAATATGATCGACATCTTAGGATTTTGTTGAGATCCACCAAGAAGAATTTGGTAATAGTTCTAGATGAAATAGACTCGCTTGTTGGTTGTAGCTACTCTGATGTTGTTTTGGCTCAAGTGAGGAGCATGTATTTTAATCGGGTAAACTTTCCTGAGTATCTTAGGCTGACTTATGTCCTTTCGGGTGTTGCTGAGCCTGCAGACCTGATAAAAAATAAAGATATTTCTCCATTTAATATAGGCGAAAAAATTTATTTAGAAGATTTTAATCGAGATGAGTTTGACGAATTTATACGTAAGGTAGGCTTGAATTTTTCTGCGGAGGTTTCAGGTCGTATATTTTACTGGGTTGATGGTAATCCGAGGATGACTTGGGATGTGTGTTCTGAGTTAGAGGATATGGCGTTAGCAGGCACCGTATTAAATTCTGATGTGGTAGATGCGCTTGTGTCCAGGTTGTATTTGCAAGAGTTCGATAAGGCGCCAATAGATCATATTCGGACGTTGGTGGAAAACGACTCTCAAATCAGGAGCGCAATAGTTTCAATTCGCTATAATAAATCAGAATTTCCGGAAGACAAAATTAAGAGTCGTCTTTTTCTTGCTGGGATTACAAAGACTGTAGGCGGTGAACTCTCCATCAAAAATCGTGTGGTTGACGAGGCCCTTTCGGATCGATGGATTGAACATGTAAATTCGGCGCGCCAGTCTTCAGTCGTGACAGCGGCCGAAGCATATGCTCAGCGAAATTATGAATTGGCTATTCGTAATTATGAAGATGCGCTCGCGAGTAAGAATGAAGAAGTAGTTGTTTCAGAATTACATAGATTGCAGCTTGCGCTAAGTTATTTTTATATTGGTCGTAAGTCAGATGCTGTAATCGAGCTTGAAGCTTGCCTGAAAGAAACTGATGATGAGAAATTTTTGCAGCTCGTCCGGTTTTATTTGGGTGTAGTCAATATGGATTTACGAGACTACAAGGCAGCACTCGTTTGGCTTTCCGAAGCTGCAGCTGGTTCAAGTTGGACAACAGCGACAAACGCAAAAGTTAATCTATTGTTGCTCTACAGTAAGCTCGGGGTGCAGGAATATAAGAATGAGGCGATTGGTTTAAGCGATTCTTTGATCACCGCTCTTTCCAAAATGGAATCAAGTGAGGCAGTGTTGGACTACTTGGTTTCAGCGTATTACAACTCTTCAAAAATGTATCTTTCGGTTGGTGCAGAGTCGCTGGCATTGGATATGCTAGAGAAAGCTTTGGTGTTCTCGCCAATTAAATATATGCCATATCTACTGGTGGCGAAGGCGCAGTTACTCAAAGATAAAGTTGGAAAGCTTGGTGTTGTTTCCGAGCTTGTTAATATATTGATTGCCAATGATGTTGACTTGGCTCATGTTTCCGAAATGGGGCTAGGGTTAAGTAAAAGAGTTCTTGGTCTAACTTTGTGTGAAGTCAGTTCAGTGGAAGATTTTGCCATATTTGATCGTTTGATCAAATTTGTACTGGTGAAATACTATCGTGGCAAGCTTACAGTTTTTGATGCACTCGTTGATTTGTATGATAGCGTCGAGTTGAGTGAGGTCGAAGGTACAGGTATCCCACTTCTGATTAGATGTGTTGATAGTTATTTGAATGAGGGAGCTTCAGCTCTTAATAAAATTAAAGTGTACAGGGCGTTAGCATTATCATCTAATAGTCAAGACCTGCAGTTGTATAAAGTTAATTTTTTGACGGAGCTGTATGCTGGGTGTCCTTCAGATCTAATCCAAGATAATGATATTGAATGTCTAATTCTTATTATGAATCATTTCTTGAATAGAGGATTTTTCCAAGAGTTTCTCTTTTCAATATCGGTATGGAGGAAGTATGAGGTTCCCATTGAAAGGAAAAATCCAGAGTGGTCTGCACTCATTCATTTTTATGCAATGACCTTTTATGGCCGAAGAGGCAGTAGAGAGGCTGCTCTTGAGTACGCGGTGAGTTTGAAAAATATAATCGATAGACAAGTGTTTTCTGAGTCGCCATTTACAGGTCTATGGCCGGATATTAGAAAACAGGCGGCAGCAATTATTGCAAGTATGGAGAGCGATCCTTTTAGACACATTGGAAGGAATCAAAAGGTTTTTGTGAAATATCCAGGAGATTTAGTTTTTGAGAAAAAATTTAAGCAGGTTGCCGCAGACCTGAAAGAGGGGAGATGCGTATTGGTTAAGGCACTATAGTTGATGTGGGCGTATTCGAGTACGCCCCCTGTTCATAGATCAGATATTTTCCACTTGGCCCTTCCGCAAATATTCCACTCTTCAGTGAGACGAATGATGCGTTCGGGCCAGTCTGGATTAAGCGCATAAAGATATCGCTCATTTCCTTCCTGTTTAAGCTGTTTCAAAGTGACAAAGTCGTCGCTGGTTCTACGCGCGGCAACAAAGTGGCCAGGGAGGGCTTCTAATGCTGGGTCAATAACGACTTTGTCTCCTTCTGAAAACTTAGGCTCCATACTAATCCCTTCGATACGGAGAACGAAGGCATGGGCGCCGACAGGTCCAGGCGCCTCTAACCATTCTTCAGCATTGTTTGCGTCAAAATTTTCAATTGCTTCACACCATTGACCCGCTGCGATTGAACCTATCAATGGTAGCTTGCGACCTGTTTGGCTGATAACTGTCGCATTGCTGGATTCTCCAACACTGTATGGCATATCCATGTAGCCAGTAGGTAGAGCGAACGCCTTTTCGATTTCTCTCGCAATCTGATCACCGATTCCCTTCGATGGATTTTTCCCACCAAATGCACTGACTTGAGCCGGGGCTTTACCCAAGAGATCAGCTGCATCGGTCAGACGCATTTTTTTTTCCGTAAGGATCCTACGGAAATTTTGGAGTCGAGTGTCTGAGATTTTCATTCAGTGATTTTGTATGGATTAACCTTTTTGGTGAATGTCCGTTCTGGTATTGAAAAAAACAACCAATCAGGTTAATTTTGTGCTCAAGAGGAGAAAACGGTGGCTTGACAATACATAGCTAGCCTTGACTCAGCGGAGCTTGAGAGCTCGGAGGAACGATGCGTCATTTCAGCAAGCCATCTGAGGATGGCCGCTAAATAGATGAAAAAAGGATCCACAGCGTAGCTGTGATCGAAGCTCTGTTTAGGAAAAGATGGGCTCCGTTATCTGAGGCACTCGCACATTTCGAATCACCGAGTTTGCAGTAAAGAAAGATTAAGAAAAAAGGCGACCCTAAGGCCGCCTCGTTCCTCCCGAAATGCACCACCACAGTGCTGTCGGGCCGCGATAAAGGAAGGCGGGCACACCACATGCAACCTCCTCTCTTTGTCGCGTTTTTCCAAGGCTCGGAAGCCTTGGTGTTGCTGCCTTTTCCACCACAGATTGGACAGCTGTTGCGCCAGGGGTGAGCAACGGATTGCTCGCCCCGGCACGGTGCCGGTGTCGATCCCGAAGATCTAGCCGGCGTTTGGGCCCTTTCAAGCCACGCGGCAAATGTATCACCACTGCATGCCGCGCGGCACTGGCAACTTACAAGGATTAATGCCATGAGCCGTATCATTCTGAGCTCTCTAGACCGGGCGCAGCGGGAAGTTCTCCCGCTCGATCTCGCGCTTTACCATGCCGCACGGGACTACCCCGGCGGTGCCGCTGCCATCGCCGCCACCACCGGCCGGAATGCCACCACGCTGCAACACAAGCTTTCCCCAACCCACCCAAGCCACACGGTGAACATTCAAGAGTTCGGCGAGATTCTGGAGCTGACCAAGGATCGCCGCATTCTGGATGCGGTGCATGCGTTGGTCGGTGACACAACATGGCAAGAGCTGGCCGAGGCGTACACCAATGACATGCCCGAGACGTTGACCACCGGTATCGCGGAGTACTTCCGCAAGGTGGCAGATCTGGCGGACACCTGGGCCAGGAGCATTGGTGACGGTGTCGTCACTGATGAGGAACTGGCCGCAATTCGCCTGCAGGTGTTTCGTGGAATTCAGGGGTTGTTGGGGTTATTCAACCGCGCCACGTATGTCAACCAGACGACGCGGGGTGTTGATCGTGGCTGATATCGCTGACTTCGCTAATGACCTGGTGCAAGAGCGTATCGATCAAGCGCTCGCTGCACGCAACGCCTCCAAGCCTGCTTTGGCGGCGCATTCGTTTCTATTCTGCGAAACGTGTGATGATCCGATCCCTGCGGCCCGTCGTTTGGCGCAGCCCGGCTGTACGCAATGCGTGGGATGCCTTTCTGCCGACGAACTGAAGGGGGCTCGCCATGCTGGATGAGGTTCTGGGGCAATTCGCCGACTATGGGCTTGAGCCTGCGCAGCCATTGGTGTTCGGCAAGCTCACCCGGAGCAAGACGGCGCAGGACAAGGGCAAGGAAAAGAATGGCTGGTACATCGCCCATGAGCATCGCACCGAGAAGGGCGAGACGCTGATTTTCGGCGCATTCGGTGATTGGCGTTCGGGTGAGTCGCAGAAGATCAAGGTCAAGGCCGGGCAGATGTCGCCGGAAGAGCGTGAGGTCATGCGCGCTCGACAGGAAGAGGCAAAGCGCCGGGCTGCGGATATCGCAGCCAGTGCGGCGCGTCGTGCGGCCAAGCGTGCGGCGGGTATGTTCAAGCGCATGCCGGAGAAGGGCCGTAGCAACTATTTGGATCGTAAGCAGATCGTTGGTATCGGTGTTCGGTATGCACCGCGCACAGGTGCGTTCCTGGTGCCGATGTGCAACGTGCGCGACGAGATTGTCGGCCTGCAGGTGGTATACCCAACCAAACAAGAACATACCGGCCGGGACAAGACGTATTGGCCCTATGGGATGTCGAAGGAGGGCGCTTTTCACCTGATCGGTCCGCATCCGGATCCGGGTGAGCCGGTGCTGGTGTGTGAGGGCTACGCCACCGGCGCAAGCCTGCATATGGCGACGTCGCTGACCGTGGCCATCGCGTTTGACGCCGGCAACTTGCTGGTGGTGTGTAAGGCGATGCGTGAGCGCTTCGCCGGCTGCCCGCTGATTATCTGTCGGGACGATGACTGGAAGACCACGAAGCCCAACGGTGATGCCTGGAACCCTGGTGAAGAGAAGGCAAACAATGCGGCGCTGATCGTCGGTGGCCAGGTGGTTGCGCCGATCTTTTCCGGTGAGCGTGAGACCAAATGGACCGACTTCAACGACCTGCATGTCGCCGAAGGTTTGGAGGCCGTGCGCCGTCAGGTGCTGGCGGTGGTCAAGCCGCCGGCCGCTGGTGGCTGGAAAGACTTGCTGGCTCGCAGCGAGAGCGGGGCGTTGATCGCGCACATGCAGAACGTCGAGTTGATCCTAGCCAACGATGAACGATGGGCCGGGGTGATAAGTTACAGCGCGTTCAGTTCGAAGATCGTGAAGCTGCGTGCGGCGCCTTATGGCGGCGGCACGGGCGATTGGGCGGACATCGATGATGTGCGGGTGATGAAGTGGCTCGCGCAGCAGTACAACCTGCGGGTGAAGTCGTCGCATGTGATCGAGGCGGTGAGCGTGGTGGCGCATGACCATGCGTTTCATCCGGTGCGGCAGTACCTGCGCAAGCTTGAGTGGGATCGCGTGCCGCGCCTGGAAAGCTGGCTCGCGGACGTCATGGGCGTGAAGGCCACCGATTACTCAAGCAAGGTCGGTAAGCGATGGATGTTGTCGGCCGTGGCGCGAGTAATGAAGCCGGGCTGCAAGTCTGACTCGGTGATGATTCTTGAGGGTGCGCAGGGCGCCGGTAAGTCGACGGCAATGAGCATTCTCGGGGGCGAGTGGTTCATGGATACGCCGTTTGCCCTCGGCGACAAGGACGGCTTTCAGGCGATCCGGGGCAAGTGGATCGTCGAGCTGGGCGAGTTGGACAGCTTCAACAAGGCCGAGAGTACCAAGGCCAAGCAGTTTTTCTCGGCGTCCACCGATACCTACCGTGAGAGTTACGGCCGTCGCACGATGGACGTGCCGCGTCAGTGTGTGTTCGTGGGGACGACGAACCAGGACGAGTACTTGAAGGACGCGACCGGTAACCGCCGTTATTGGCCGGTGGCGTGTACCAAGGTGGATCTGGAGCTGTTGCGTTCGATCCGCGATCAGCTGTGGGCCGAGGCGTTGTTCTGTTACGACGCGGGCGACCTTTGGTGGGTGACACTGGATGAGGCTGCGATGTTCGGCGAGGAGCAGGACGAGCGCTTTGTGGTGGACGAGTGGGAAGGGCCGATTCTGACCTGGCTGGAAGAATCGCAGATCGGCGAGACCACCACTGGCAGCGACGTGCTGACCAGTGCGTTGAAGTTGGACTTCGGGCATTGGGGCAAGCCGGAGCAGATGCGCGTCGGGGCGATCATGCATCGGTTGGGGTGGCGGCGTGTGCGGCTGCCTCCGTTGGTGAAGAGTGGTCAGCGGCCGTGGGCTTACAAGAAGCCGGCAGGGTGGGGCGGCGCCTCTGCGTTGAAGCGCGAAGCATTCGAGGAGCCTTGCTTTGATTAAGGAGATCGATTCGCTACTTCGGTTGTGGGCGCAGGAGCTGCATTCCGAACATTCGAAAGGGGGGCTCGCTGGGGGGAACATGGTTGCCATGATGATGGAGAGTAATGGGCAACTGATCCGAGGGCGGCGGGCCTTTCGTGCGCCGCTGGAGAGTTCTCTCGACATCGAGCTGATCGTAACCAAGCATCTGGCGCCCGAGTTGGTGACGGTTGTGCGGGAGCATTACTGCACGCTCGACGTTGATATGCGCTTGCGATACGCGCACTGCGGTTGTGGCCGTGACACGTACTACCAGCGTTTGCATGAGGCACACCTGCAGATCTTCGGAGTGATGATGGGGATTGCTGCGTGACCCCAGGCATTCGTCCGGCTGTTGTTGTCCCACCGGCCCGTCTTGTCCCGCTGCGTTTTGATGCAGTGGGACAGGTGCGGGCCTTGTCTTTGTTGGGCTGTCCCACCGTCCCGCTACAAATTGCCTCTCGCCCGTGTAAGCGTAGTGGGCAGCAGTACGCGCGTTTCACGCGCATGCGTGTTCTTTAAGATTCTTCCTTTACACGAGAAATGAGAGAGATAAGTGGGACAGTGGGGCGAAGCCCCGAATTTAGGCGCTCTCAGGCGTCCCACTTCGATTCTGAATGGTGGGACAGATGGGACGCCGCCGAAACAGCAGAATGCCGGGGTGGGATATTCGCCGACATTCGCTAGGCGTTCACCCGGTGTTACCCACTTATTCGCCGGGTGGCATTAAACCGGGGTTGCTGCCACCGGAATCGACCTGTAAAAAGTAGTCATCTTCGATAGGTGCGACCGCAGAGAGCGGCAGGCACCACACCACCAAACCCGGCCATTGCGCCGGGTTTTTGCGTTTAGGGGTTGGCGATGACAAACGAGCAACAAGCGCTGGCAGAGATGCCGATCTGGTTAGTGATCGTCCTGGCCCTGGTCGGCGGCGTATCGGGGGAGATGTGGCGGGCCGACAAAGACGGCGCGCGGGGCTGGGCGTTGTTGCGCCGCCTCGCGCTTCGGTCCGGGGCCTGCATTGTCTGCGGGGTGTCGGCGATGATGCTGATGATCGCAGCGGGCATGACGCTCTGGACGGCGGGCGCCTTGGGTTGCCTGACGGCAATGGCTGGTGCCGATGTAGCCATCGGGTTGTACGAACGTTGGGCCGCCAAGCGGCTGGGCGTCTCCGAGGTCCCGCCAGCCGGGGGCGAACAGGGGTGACGCACCGATTTGGGGCGCCGAAAACCGCCGGGGACCCTAGGGGTATCTGAAGGGCACGGGGTCGGAAACCCGCGGGAAAGTGTTAGCGGGAGCGCCCCCAGCTTACTGAAATTTCAATCATTGAAATCTTGAAAGGATTCATTGAAATAGGTTGAAAAAGGAGAGCTCATGACAGAACCAGCCTACCTGTCGAAGAGTGCCTTCGCGGCCCGGCTCGGCAGGTCGCCGAGTTACATCACCTGGCTGAAAGACAACAACCGTTTGGTGCTTTCGCCCAACGGCAAACAGGTTGATGTACATGCCACCGAAGCGCTAATTCGCGACACCGCAGACCCGAGCAAGGTCGCCGTCGCCGAACGACACCAGCAGGACCGGATTCAGCGTGACGTTTACAGCCAACTGTCCACCCAGACCGAGCCGACTTCCACGGCTGCGCCGCCGCAGGTGCTTACCGGCGACGGCAAGTTACCTGACTTCCAAAAGGCTCGCGCTTTGCGCGAACACAACATGGCGAAGTTGGCGGAGATCGAGCTGGGCAAAGCCCAAGGCTCGTTGGTGTCCAAGGAGGCGGTCGAAACCGGTGCCTACAACGCCGGGCGTTTGCTGCGTGATCAGCTTTTCGGTCCGCTACCGCAACTGTCGCATGACCTGGCGGCCATGACCGATCCTTGGTTGATCGAAAAACACCTGACCGCCACCTTCCGTCGAACGCTGGAGGAGGCCGAGCGGCTCTCTTCAGCAGATCTTGAGCACGCCATGACAACGGACTGAACCTATGCACACGGAATTTCCTGACGGTGCAGAGGTGTACCGTGAGGCCTATTTCCGTGGACTGCGCCCCGACCCAGATCTCTGGATCGACGAATGGGCCGACGAGTACATGCGAATCCCGCGTGACACCGGTGCCCCTGAGCCCGGCCAGTACCGCACCTCACGGACTCCTTATGCCCGCGAGCCAATGCGCTGCCTGTCGCCGGCTCACCCTTGCAGACGCGTGATCACCATGGTGGCCTCGCAGTTGATGAAAACCCAGATCGCCCTGAACTGGATGGGTGGTCTGATCCACATGGCGCCGTCGAACATTCTGGCGCTGCTACCTAGCCTCGGCCTGTCCAAGCGTGTTTCGGGGCGGATCAGCAAGACCATCAAGGCCACTCCCGTTCTGCGCGAGCGGGTCGCGGCTACCCGCTCGCGGGACGCACGCAACACGATGGACACCAAGGAATTTGAGGGTGGTTCGCTGTACGTCACCACCGCCGGTTCTGCGGCCAACCTTTCGGAGCTGTCGGCGCGTTATATCTACGGCGACGAAGTCGACCGCTGGGAGAATGACGTCGGCCAGGAAGGTGACCCCATCAAGCTGGCAGAGACGCGTGCGACCAACTTCGGTCGCAACGCTAAGATCTACTTCTCCAGCTCGCCGACGATCAAAGGTGCCTCGCGGATCGCCGACCTGTTTGAGTCCAGCGACCAGCGCTATTACTACGTGCCATGTCCTACCTGCGGTCATATGCAGGTGTTGGAATGGGAGCGGCTGCACTACAGCAAGGACCTCAGCACTGTGCATTACGAGTGCGCAGCGCCTGAATGCGACGTGCTGATTGAGGAGCACCACAAGAGCGACATGCTCGCCCGAGGCGAGTGGCGCGCTCATGCTGGTGGCGACGGCAAAACTGTTGGCTTTCATCTCAACGCGCTGTATTCGCCGACCGGCTGGATGGATTGGGCCGGCCTTGCCGAGGAGTTTGAAGACGCCAAGAAAGCTCAGGCCCAAGGTGACACAAGCCTGATGCAGGTGTTCTACAACACTCGTCTGGCTAAGGTCTGGGACAGCGCGCTCGAACAGACCAAGGCGGAAGTGCTGATCGCTCGGGCGCGGCTGGAAACTTACACCCTAGGTGCGATGCCTGCCGGAGTGTTGATGCTGACCGGCGCCGTCGATGTCCAGGCCAACCGCCTGGAGCTGATGGTGATGGGCTTCGGCGTCGGCATGGAGCGCTGGGTTGTTGACCACCAGATCATCTGGGGCGACCCGGCAGACGAACGCACCTGGGCGGTGCTGGACGAGAAACTCAAGGCTCGTTACCGGCATCCTTGTGGTGTGGGTCTGGCGATGCTCGCCGTGGGCGTCGACTCCGGTGGTCACCACACCGATGAGGTCTACCAGTTCTGCCGCGTTCGTCGCTGGCGCAACATCTTCGCCATCAAGGGTGCGAGCAAGCCGGGCCGACCGGTGATTGCACAGCGCCCGTCCATGGTCGACGTGACGTGGAAGGGCCAGACCGAACGCAACGGTGCCGAGTTGTGGTTCGTTGGTACCGACACCGCCAAAGACTGGATCTACAACCGCTATCCATTCCCGGACGGTCCGGGATCGCTGCACTTTGCCAACGACCTGCCGGACGAGTTTTTCGCCCAGTGCGTCGCCGAACGCAAAGTCGTCCGCTACGTACGCGGACACAAGCGTATCGAATGGGTGAAGGGCAAGGCTGAGCGCAACGAAGCGCTCGACCTGATGGTGTACTGCCTCGCGATGGCGCATTACCTCGGCATCAACCGCTATCAGGAACACGATTGGGATCGGGTGCGTCAGGCGCTGGCCCAGTCCGGTTTGTTCGACGATGCCCTGGGCATTAAGCCTGTTAAGGGCGAGCGACTTGATGCTGAGCAAACACCGGCGCCCGCGGCTGTGCGACAGGCTCAAGCCGCACCACCACCTGCTGTACCAGTCGCTCCAGCGCGCCCCCCTGCCGCACCACCTCAACGCCGCAGTTCCACCAGCGGTTACCTGAAGAGACGCTGATATGTCCTTTACCTCGAAACACCTCGACGCCATCGAGCGCGCCATCGCGCGTGGCGAAAAGACCGTGCGCTATAGCGACCGAACGGTGGAATACCGTGACGTTGATGAGCTGCTCCGCGCACGGGAAGAAATCCGCAGTTCGCTCTCCAGCGCTGCCGGCTCACGCTCGCGGGTTGTGCGGCTCAGTCATGGAGGCAAGGGAATCTGATGGCTCGACAATTCCCGTCGCTTTCACGTAGCGGATTCTTGCTGCCATCGAACATCAAGGCCAGCTACGAGGGCGCCGGGGAGGGTCGCCGATCTGCTAGCTGGGACGCGACCGACGATGGAATCAACAGCATCAACACCCCGGCGCTACGCAACCTGCGTGCCCGCTCACGGGCGGCGGTGCGCAATGACCCGTATGCGGCCAACGCCATCAATAAACGCATCAGCAACCTGATCGGCACCGGCATCACGCCACGCCCAAAGGTAAAAGACGAAGAGCTGCGCAACCTGCTGCAGGAATTGTGGGACGACTGGGCCGACGAGTCGGATGCCGACGGTCTCTGCGACTTTTACGGGCAGCAGGCGCTGGTGGCTCGCACCGTGGAAACGGCAGGTGAATGTTTTGTGCGCTTGCGTCCGCGCAGTCTGGACGATGGTCTGGTTGTGCCGCTGCAGCTGCAGACCCTGGCACCAGAGTTCGTGCCGCACGACAAGTTCGAGATGACCAAGACCGGCAACATCATCCGTGCCGGGATCGAGTTCAACCCGGCCGGCAAGCGCGTGGCCTACTGGATGTACCGCTCGCACCCGCGTGACGCGTCGTCGATCAACAGCGGTTACAACCAACTGGTGCGCGTGCCAGCCAGCCAGGTGCTGCACATCTTCGAACCACTGGAACCTGGGCAGTTGCGCGGCGTGCCGCGTATGTCACCGGTTCTCAAAAGACTGCGCAGTCTCGACAACTACGACGACGCGGTGCTGTTCCGGCAGGAGGTTTCCAACCTGTTCGCCGGCTTCATCAAGCGCCCGTCGCCGGACATGGGGCAGGTGCCACGTGACCCCGTCACCGGCCAACTGATCACCGCTGACCGCGACGGCTTCACACCTATGGTTGCACTCGAACCCGGCACCATGCAGGAGCTGGGCGCGGGTGAGGAGGTCGAGTTCTCCAAACCACCGGATGCCGGCAACAACTACCCGGACTTCATGCGGCAGCAACTGATGGCAGCGGCAGCGGGTACCGACACGCCCTACGAGATCCTCACGGGCGACATGAAAGGCATCAACGACCGTGCGCTGCGCGTCGTACTCAACGAGTTCCGGCGCCGCCTCGAACAACTGCAATTCAACGTCTACATCCACCAGCTTTGCCGGCCGGTCCGCGCTGCTTGGCTCGACATGGCGGTATTGAGCGGCGTGATCGAGTTGCCGGACTACGCCAAGCGTCGTCGCGAATTTCTGCGCACGCGCTGGGTGCCTCAAGGCTGGGCCTACATCCAGCCGGTGCAGGACGTGCAGGCGCGAATGCTTGAGGTCAATGCCGGGTTCGGTTCGCGCAGTGAGATGTGTCTGCGAACCGGTTATGACTCCGAAACGGTCGACGCGGAAAACGCCGCCGACGCTCAACGTGCCCGTGACTTGGGCCTCAATTACCGAACGCTCGTCGAGATTGATAGTGAACACGACGATCAGGAGAAACCATGAAACCGCCGTTCCCTCTTCGAATCTTCAACAAACTGGACGGGCAACTACCCGTGCAAGACAAACATTGGTACAGCCTACGGGCCAGCGGTGAAGCCGAACAGCGCACTATCGAGGTGTACGTCTACGGTGAGATCGGCACCTGGGGTATTACGGCCAATCAGTTCGTACGTGACCTAGCCGCGTTGGATGACGGTACGTCACCGATTGTGGTGGCGTTCAACAGTATTGGCGGCGATCTATTCGACGGTCTGGCCATTCATAACGCCCTGTCGCGTCTGGGGGAGCGCTGTACCGGCCGCGTCGATGCCTTGGCTGCCAGTGCCGCGAGCGTTGCGGTCTGTGGCGCTCATCGAGTGGTAGTCGCGGAAAACGCCGCGCTGATGATCCACAACCCGTGGACCTACGCCTCAGGTGATGCCGAGGATATGCGCAAGGTAGCGACCGCGTTAGATCAGGCGCTGGAGCTCATTATCACAGCCTACAAGGCCAAGGCGCCGGATATCGACGAGGTGGAGTTAAGGCGCCTGGTCGATGCAGAAACCTGGCTGACGGCTCGCGAAGCGGTGGCCCTCGGATTGGCCGATGAAGTCGGCGACGGTGTGCAAATCAAGGCGTGTCTGGGGCAGGGGACGGTCATGCAGAAATACCAGCGCACGCCCCAGGCGCTGCTGGATCTGCTCAACGAACCCACGAAACCGACCGAGCCGGTGGTCGACCAGCCTGAGTCATTGGCGCCTGGTGCGGATGCGGCGGCGCTGGCTCTGCTGATCACCCAGTCATGCACCCAGGCCGGTATCAGCAACTTGATCGAACCGCTGATTGCAGCGACCAAGCTGGTTGATGAAGCGACTGTGCAGGCTGCGATCACCCAGGCCAAGTCGATCCGCGATCTCTGCGTTGCCGCCCGGTTACCAGAGTTTGCAGTGGAGTTTGTGCAGGCCGGACTGGATACCAGCGCCGTGCGTGCGCGGCTCTTCGACAAAGTCGTCGGGAAAGGCGGGGGCTTCGAGATCGACAACAGCCTCCCGCAGAACGAAGACCCGGCTCCCAAAATTCAAGCCAAGCAACCCGATCCGCCGTCGATTTGGGCGGCACGTCAGGCCGCTCAATCTCAAGCCTTTAAAGGAGTAAGACCATGACTATCAAACGCGAACCGATGCACGCAGGTGAATTCCTGCTTTCCGAGGGCGCCGGGACCATCTCGCGAGAAGCCATCAACGTCGCTGCCGGTCACGCACTGGAGGCTGGTCAGATCCTCGGCCTGGTGACCGCGACCAGTGAGTTCGCCCCGTACAACCCGACCGCGGAAGACGGCACGGAAAACGCCGTCGCCGTTCTCTACGGCCCGCTCGGTGAGTCGGATGTGGTGCGTCGCGGCCGCGCCGTGGTGCGGTTGGCCGAAGTCAGCGAAGCACACCTGACCGGCCTGGATCTGGCCGCCGAGAAAGCACTCGCCACTCATTTCGTGATCGTTCGCTAAGTCGATCCTTTTTTTATATGCATCCCGCCGCGTGCGGGATTTTTCGTTTCTGGAGAGTACCCATGGCCGATATCGCCATTTTTGACGACGAAGCATTCAGCGTCGATTCGCTGACCGCTGCACTCAATGATCAACCGTACCTGCCAGGGCGCATCAGCGCACTGGGTTTGTTTCGCGAGGAAGGCATTACCACCCTGACCGTGCAGATCGAGAAGGACGGCGACACCCTGGCACTGGTGCCGGCCGGTGAGCGTGGTACGTCCGGCCTGGTGGTCGCGGCCAGCAAGCGCAGCCTTATCCCGTTCAACACCGTGCACCTGCCGGAACGCTTCACCATCAAAGCCGATGAGATTCAGGGTATCCGCGCCTTCGGTACTCGCACTGAGTTGCAGGCGGTGCAAGACGTGGTCAATGCGCGGCTGGCCAAGGCGCGGCGCCAGTTGGACGCCACGCACGAATTCCAGCGCATGGGGGCATTGAATGGCCAGATCCTCGACGCCGATGGCAAAACCGTACTGCTGGATCTCTATGACCGCTTCGGTGTGGAGCGGCAAAAGATGTCCATGGGACTGGCGGATCCAGAGACTGAATTGCGGGTTCAATGCGGCGAGGCGCTGGATATGCAGGAGGATGCATTGGGTAGCGTGACAAGTACTGGCTCGCGCGCCTTCTGCGGTAAAAACTTTTGGAACAAGTTCATCGTCCACCCCTCGGTAAAAGAAACCTACCTCAACAGTCAGCAAGCGGCCGCGTTGCGGGGTGATGCCCGCGAAAGCTTCGAGTTCGGCGGCATTATCTGGGAGCGCTACCGTGGCAAGGTGGCCGGCGTGTCGTTCGTGCATGACGACAAGGCACTTCTGATCCCTGAAGGCGTGCCAGATCTGTACATCTCGGTGTTTGCGCCGGCTGACTACATGGAAACGGTCAACACCCAGGGCATTCCGTACTACAGCATGATCGAGCCCCTGCCTTTCAACAAAGGCATGGCTGGTGAGGCGCAATCGAACCCGCTGCATCTTTGCACGCGACCGCGCGCCCAGATCCTGCTGGAACTCTGACCGTGGGCTTTCGCGATCTGATCGCCGAGGTCGACGCAGTGGTGTTCGAGACGCTGGGCGATACCGCGCGGATCGAGGGTCGCGAAGAGCCAGTGCTCGGCATGTTTGCCGCGCCCTGGCTGCAACCCAAGTTCGGCAAGCTCAACACCGGGTTGCGCGAGCCGCGTTTTGAGATCCGTGTCAGCGATTCGCAAGGTCTGGAACAGGGCATGCTGGTCAGCGTCGACTTGCCTGCCCTTGATGGCGGTGGGGACTACGACCTGATTCAGCTTGAGCCGAGCGGAGACGGTTTGGTCGCTTTGATCTTGAGGATGCGAGCATGAGCGTCGGCAGTTATTACAAGTCCTCGGCCAGCGGCGGGATGCTGACGATTCAGTCGTCGGCGGCAGATTTGCAAGCTTTTGAAGGTTTCGCTGAATTGGTGCCGAAAGCTGCCGCTGCTGCTCAGCGTCGAGCCATCAACAAAACGTTAGGGTGGCTGCGCACTCACATTGCGCGTGCGGTGGGCCGGCAAGAGCGCATTGCCGTCGCTGCAGTGCGTCAGCGATTGCGCAGCTATCCGGTCGCCGGCAGAGCTGCAAGCGGCAAGTTGTGGTTTGGACTGAATGCCATTGAGTCCAGCCGGATCGGTCGCGCACGGCAAAACGGCAGCGGCGTGTCGGTGGCGGGGCGCCGTTATCAAGGCGCTTTCCTCAAACAGGTCTACGGCAACAAGCCCGACATCTGGATCCGTACCGCAAGCAAGCACTTCAATTCGAACGACTACCCCGATACGACAGCGTCGGCGAGGGGCGGTGCCAGTTCTGGATGGGTCGCGGAAAACGGCAGTCGCTTTCCACTGGCAAAGGCCAAAGTGTCGCTTGAGGGAGCCCGTCCGCACTTCGACGAGTGGGTCAAGCGCGCTCATGGCCGTTTGCTGGAGATCCTGCAGCAGGAGCTGAACTTTGAGTTTCAAAAGTACTTGAAGGGGGCGGCCAATGTCTGACGAACCATTCACGCTGGATGAGCTTTATCAGGCGATCGAACAGCAGGTATCGAGCCATCTGCCAGGTGTTAAAGCAGTCACGGCATGGCCCAACATCAAGGATCGCATTGCGCTGCCTGCAGTGTTCATCGAAATGGCAGAAATGGAACCCGGTGCTGACATCGGTACCGGGCATACCTCGCTGATCTGCAGGTTCGAAGCGCGGATCATCGTCGACCCGATTCGTGCGCAGCATTGTCAGCAGGCCGCACACTTGGCCGCCCAACTGGCGGTGCTGTTGCGCCTGCAAACCTGGGGCGTTGCGGTCGAGCCTGCGGAGTTCGTTCAGGCCATGCAGGACTGGACCAAGCCGGAGCTGGATGGCTACACCGTATGGGTCGTTGAATGGACCCATAAGCTGTATTTGGGTGCGGAGGATTGGCCTTGGTCAGATGATCCCGAAGTGGTTCCCGAGGACAGCGGCTTTCCGGTGGAAGTTGTGTGGGCGCCGGAAGACTCGCCATGAGTTACGCCAGTGCAGAGCATGACCGCATGATCGCGGCCATGCTGATGCCGTGCGTAGTGGTGGGGGTGGATCTACCGGCAGGAACTGTGCGGGTGTCGAGTGGCGAATGGACAAGTGCCTGGGTGCGCTGGCACAGCCTCGCCGCCGGCAAGGCGCGGCACTGGCGCGCACCGAGTCCTGGTGAGCAGGGGGTGCTGTTCAACCCCAGTGGTCAGGCCGGCATGGGCACGTTCATTCCCGGGCTGTACGGCAATGCCGGCGCCCAGCCAGATAACCGCGACCACGTTGAGGTCTGGCGTTTTGATGATGGCGGTTCGCTGGTCTACGACTGGCAGGCCCAGAGCTACACCATCACCCTGCCGACCGGCACGGTGACGATCAAAGTCGGCAGTACAGAACTCGTCGTTACGGATAACGCGGTGACTGTGAAGTCGGGAACGATCGATCTTGAGGGCGCTGTGAACATCAAGGGGCCGGTCAATATCGACGGTACGTTACACGTCACCGGTAACATCGACGGCGACGCAAACATCATGGCCGTCGGCAGTAGCGACAATCACCACAAGCATTAATCAACCATCCAGCCCGCCCAGTGCGGGCTTTTTTATGCCCGGAGGAAACCCATGGCCAAGAACAATGAGCAAGCGATCGATGAGCAACTGCCGTCACCGATTCGCCAACCCGTGCCAGCTCAACTTCAAACGCCGGATCTGCTGTTGAAGTTCCGCGATACGGTCTTTACCTCGCGCACCTTGTGCATCCCTGGAACGAATCGAACGCTGTCGGTGGTCAAGGCCACTGTCGAGGTGTCGGCGTCTGATGAACAGGCGGTCACCTACCTGAAATCCCATCCCGAAATTGAACCGCCGGAGTGACGTAAATGATCGGAATGGATCGCCACACCGGCCAGCCCATTGCCGATTTACCAAGCGTTATTCAGTCGATCGGCGACATTCTCAGCACGCCGATCGGCAGCCGGCGAAAGCGTCCGGAGTACGGCAGCAAGTGCCGTAGTTATGTGGACTTGCCGGTAAACGCCGGGTGGAAAAGCTCAGTTCAAGCCGAGGCGGCGCGCGCGATCGAGCGTTGGGAGCCGCGCGTGCAGCTTGGGAGCGTCCGTGTGAAATCGGTGCTGGGCGGAAAGATTGATTTTGTTGTTGCCGGCAAGTACCTGGGCAACGACTTCGTGGCCGAGGTGAGTACATGAGTGTTCTGGATCTGTCCGCACTGCCGGCGCCGGACGTGCTGGAACCGCTGGATTATGAGCTGACCTTTCAAGATTGCCTCAGCACCTTTCGGGTCGACCTGGGCGACAACTGGACGGCCAACATGGAATCCGATCCGGTGGTCAAACTGCTGGAGACTGGGGCCTATATCAAGCTGGGCAACCGCGCCCGGGTCAACGACGCGTCCAAGGCGCTGCTGTTGGCCTACGCGATCAAGAGTGACCTTGACCACCTTGGGGCCAACGTCAATCTGCCGCGCCTGGTGATTCAAGCCGAGGATCTGACCGTCACGCCGCCGGTGCCTGAAGTGCTGGAGGAAGACGACCCGTACCGCGAGCGCATCCAGTTGGCTTATGAGGGGCTGACCACGGCCGGGCCGCGTAACAGCTACATCCTGCACACACGCAACGCTTCAGGGCTGGTGGCTGACGCCTCGGCCGAAAGTCCATCACCGTGCAACGTTACGGTAACGGTGCTCAGCACTGAGGGAAAAGGCGAGGCCAGCGCCGAGCTGCTGGGCGTGGTGCGGTTGGCAGTGAATGAGGAAGACGTTCGGCCGCTCGGCGATCGGGTCAAGGTGCAAAGCGCGGAAATCCTCGACTACAGCATTGATGCCATTTTGCACATGAGCAGTGCGGGGCCTGAGGGTGAAGCCAGCCGGGCGGAAGCCGAGCGACGACTGGCGGCATGGATCAATCCACGCAAGCGGCTGGGGGTTGAGGTGGCCCGGTCGGCGGTGGATGCGCAGTTGCACGTTGCCGGCGTCTCACGGGTTGAGCTGACCGGATGGGTTGATCTGGCCCCCACGAAGGCGCAGGCGGCGTTCTGCACGGGTTACACGGTGAAGCTGGCGGGGGAAGCATGAAGAGCCTTCTGCCGAGCAATAGCACGCCACTGGAACGGGCAATTGAGGCGGCTTTCTACGAGCGCACGATTGTCCCGCTGCGCACGCTGTACGACCCCGACACTTGCCCGGCTCAGCTGTTGCCGCATCTGGCGTGGGCGTGGTCTGTCGATCGCTGGGATTACCGATGGTCTGAGGCTACCAAGCGCGCGGCCATCAAGGCGTCTTTCTACATCCACAAGCACAAGGGCACGATCGGCGCGTTGCGCCGGGTGGTCGAGCCGCTGGGCTATCTGATCGAGATAGTCGAGTGGTTCAACACCGTGCCCGAGGGCGTGCCGGGCACCTTCGCGCTGAAGGTCGGCGTTCTCGATACCGGCATCACCGAGGAAATGTATCAGGAGCTAGAGCGCCTGATTGATGACGCCAAGCCCGTCACGCGGCATCTGACCGGGCTAGCGATCAGCCTGGAAACACAAGGCGATTTGAATATTGCCGTGTGCCTTTACGAAGGCGACGAAATCGACGTTTACCCGCCCGTCATGCGTGACATCGAGGTCACCGGCAGCTTCGGCGTGGTCGGTCGCGAACACACCATAGACACCCTGGACGTTTATTATGATTGATGCGAATTCGCAGTTTTTCGCGATCCTCACGAACGTGGGGATGGCCAAGCAGGCGAACGCCGACGCACTCGGCATTCCCTGGCTGATCACGCAAATGGGCGTGGGTGATGCCAACCCGAACGGGCTGGCAGATCCGCCCAACCCGGTACCGGCGGCCGGACAAACCAAATTGCTCAATGAGTGGCGCCGCAAGCCGCTCAATCAACTGAAGATCGATCCCGTCAACCCGGCGGTGATCATCGCCGAGCAGATCATTCCCGCCGATGAAGGCGGTAAGTGGATTCGCGAAATCGGTCTGTACGACGCGGACGGGGATCTGGTGGCGGTGGCCAACTGCGCGCCGAGCTTCAAGCCGTTGCTGTCGCAGGGTTCGGGCCGCACGCAAATCGTGCGCATGAATTTCATCGTCACCAGTACCGGCAACATTCAGCTCAAGATTGACCCGGCGATCGTGCTGGCCTCACGGGCCTACGTCGACGTGGCCATTCTGGAGGTGTTACCGAAGAACAAGGTGCCGGGCCAGTACACGCGCGTCAAAGTCAACGATCGCGGGGTTTTTGTGTCGGGCGACAATCCGGAAACGCTTGCCGGCATGGGCATCAAGGACACTTACACCAAGACCGAAATCGAGGCGATGATTGCGCAGGCCTCAGCGCTGCCAGTGGGTGCCATGGTGGCGTTTCCGCTGGACAAGATCGCGCCCGGGTTTATGGAGCTAGACGGCAGTGTTAAAAGCATTGCGGTCTATCCCGATCTGGCGACGTTTCTCGGCACGGCTTTCAACAAGGGTGACGAAGGTGCGGGTAATTTCCGCTTGCCGGAATCCCGCGCGGAGTTCCTGCGGGGCTGGGATCATGGGCGCGGGGTTGATGCTGGACGTGCGGTTGGCAGCTATCAAGTCGGCACTAAGATTCAAGGTGACGACGGTGTTGGCCCTACGATTCAAGGAATTGCCAACGTCTCGCAGATTGATGCTGATCCTGCGCCGGGCTTCGCGGCGGATATCAACTACACCTCGACAGGGATGCAATCCGGTTCGTTTGGCACGGCATATTGGCGAACTGTGCGCCCGCGCAACTTGGCCGTGATGTGGTGCATCAAGGCCTGGAATGCGCCGATCAATCAGGGAAATATCGACATTGCCGCGCTTGAGGCTTTGGCGACCCAGGCCACCGAAATCAAGCTCGGCACGGCCAAGATCGCCACGCAAGCGCAGGCCGACGCGGGCACTGATGACGCCACGATCGTGACCCCGAAAAAAATGCGCTGGGGGTTTCAAATCCAGAAGGCCATTAATGGCTACATTGTGTTCCCGTCGTGGCTCGGCGGCTTGATCATCCAGTGGGGCAATAACACCGTCAACGCGGCTGACGCTTTGGTGTCCTTTCCAATCCAGTTTCCGAATGCTCCGTGTGCGCTGGTGTTTGGGCAAAACGAGGCGACTCTGTCCTTTCACAATAACTACTTGGTGGCCACGGGGTTTAAGTACCGCAACGCTGCTGCGACTTATCCTGATGCCTTCTCCTGGATCTGCATCGGTTACTGAGGTGAGCCATGAAGTACGCAGTATTTAACGAAGATTTGACGTTGCGGACGTGTCTGATTAGCGGGGTTCATCAGATCCCAACTTCGGCGATCAAGGTCGATGACGGCCTTTTTCTTCGGATCACTCAGGAGACTGACGGAATTTGGCGTCTGGTCGACGGGGAGGTGGTCAAGGGCGAGCGCCCGGCGCCGGTGCCGGATTATGCGCAGTTAGTCGCTGTCGAGCGCTACAAGCGTGAGGCCACTGGCGTCACCGTCGATGGCCTGCAAATCGAGACGACGCGTGACAGCCAGGCGCTGATTGCCAGTACCGGATTGTCCGCCGTCCTCGATCCCGAATATCGCTGTAACTTCAAGACGGTGACGGGCTTTGTCGAGATCGGCTCAGCTCAGATCATCGCCATTGCCAAGGCGGTGCGGGCGCACGTCCAAGCCTGTTTTGACCGTGAGCTGACGCTGTTGCGCGCGATCGAGGCCGGTGAGTTTCATGACGACATGCTGTCGCAGGGCTGGCCGGATTCCTCGCCGCCAGATCCTGCCGAGCTGCAATAGACGCCCCGCACTGACGGGGCGTTTTCTTTTCCGTTACGCGTAACACGAACACCCTCACAGCCTCGCTTATGCGGGGCTTTTTCGTTTCTGGAGATTGACCCTTATGAGTGGTTTTTTTCACGGCGTCACGACCACGCTGATTGATACCGGTGCGCGCACTATCTCGCTGCCGTCGTCCTCGATCATTGGTCTGTGCGACACCTTTACCCCCGGCGTTCTCGGCGGCGGCACGGCCAAGGCCGGCGAGCTGATGCTGATCACGACCGAGCGCGAGGCGATTGCCGCCTTCGGTGCTGACTCGGCGATCACCAAGGCCTGTCAGGCGATCTATGTGCGCGCCAAGGCGGTGATCGTCGCCATCGGCGTGCCCAAGCTGGAAGACGCCGCGCTGCAAACCTCGGCGATCATCGGCGGCGTGCTGGCCTCGGGTCAGCGTACCGGCCTGCAAGCGCTGCTCGATGGCAAGAGTAAGCACAACGCGCAACCCAAGCTGCTGATCGCCCCGAAGCATTCGGCAACTCAAGCGATTGCGACGGCCATGGATGCATTGGCCGGGAAGCTGCGCGCGATCGCGATCATCGACGGCCCGAACACGACCGACGAAGCGGTCATGGAATATGCCGAAAACTTCGGCAGTAAGCGCCTTTATCTGGTGGATCCGGGTGTGCAGTTCTGGGACACGGTGACCAGCGCAACGATCGACGCGCCGGGTTCGGCATGGACTGCCGGCCTATTCGCCTGGACGGACGAGAATTACGGCTATTGGGCTTCGCCGTCGAACAAGGAGTTTGTCGGCATCACCGGCACCTCGCGCCCGGTCGAGTACCTGGACGGCGACGCCACTTGCCGGGCCAACCTGCTCAACAACGCCAATATCACCACGATCATTCGTGACGGCGGTTATCGCCTGTGGGGCAACCGCACGCTGTCGAGCGATTCAAAGTGGGCATTCGTCACCCGCGTGCGTACCTGCGACATCCTGATGGATGCGATTCAGGCGGGCCACAAGTGGGCGGTTGACCGCTCGATCACCAAGACCTACGTCAAGGACGTGACCGAAGGCCTGCAAGCGTTCATGCGCGATCAGAAGAACGCCGGCGCGATCATCAACTTTGAAGTCTATGCGGACACCGAGCGGAACACGGCCAGCCAGATCGAGCAGGGCATCATTTACTGGGTCATTCGCTTCACCGACGTGCCGCCGGCGGAAAACCCGAATTTCGTAATTGAGGTCACCAACGAGTGGCTGACCGAAGTGCTTGAAGCCTAAGGGGGCTTATCAATGATTCCTCAAGTTCTGAAGAACATGAACCTGTTTGTCGACGGCGTCAGTTTCTCCGGCGACGTGCCAACCCTGACGCTGCCCAAGCTGACCCAGAAAGTCGAGGACTACCAAGGCGGCGGCATGTTCGCCCCGATCGAGTTCGCGGTGGGCCTGGAAAAAATCGAGTCGGCCTTTACCACCAACGGCGTGCGCCGCGAGGCGTTGAAGTTCTTTGGTCTGGCTGACCAGACCGCCGCCAATCTGGTGTTCCGTGGCGCCTTCGCAGATCTGAAAGGCCGCGTGACGCCTGTGATCGTCACCATGCGCGGCGGTGTGAAAGAGGTGGACATGGGCGACTGGAAACCGTCGACCGTGGGTGAAATCAAGCACGGCGTAAAGATCACCTATTACAAGCTCGAGATCGACGGGCGTGTGATGTTCGAAGTTGATCCGCTCGCCATGATTTTTGTGGTGGATGGCGTCGACCAGCTGGCTGCCGAACGTTCGGCCCTGGGCATGTAAGGAATTAGAAAATGACTCAAGTGAACGCGGAAAAGAAAGATCCTTCCTGGTTGGTCGTCAGTGACGACGGCGTGGTCATCACCCTGAAGGGGGCCGCCGAGTTCGGCGGCATCAAGGTCGACAAGTTGACCATGCGCGCCCCGACCGTGCGCGATCAGCGCGCTGCTTCGGCGGGCGCGAAAGGCGACTATGAACAGCTCGAAATCAACATGTTTTGCAGTCTGTTGCAGGCGCTGCCGGACGAGATTGCGGCACTGACTACGCGCAACTACAACCGCCTGCAGGCCGGCTATTTTCGCTTGGTCGAAGAGGATGAGCTTTAACGCCGAGACCCAACGGGTGGCGGCCAAGACCTTGGCGAGAGAGACGGGTTTCTCTGCCGCCGAGATCGAGGCCATGCCCTTTGACCGGATGCTGTGGTGGCTCAGGGATTGAGCCGCTTTCGACTGAGCAAGAAAGGGCACGCACATGAGCAATAAACTTGCGCTCGGGCTGGTCATTGGCGGAGCGGTCAGTTCCACGGTGGGAGCGGCGTTCAAGGACGTCACCGGCCGCATCAAGAAATTGGAGGAAACCGGCAAGCGCGCCCGGGTTCTTGAAAAGACCATTGGCGACACCATGCGCCTGCGCGATGAGTGGCGAAAGGCGCATTTGGCGGGCGAGAAAGGTGCCGACGCCCTGCGCAAGAAGCTGGAAGCCAACCTCGCCGCGCTGAAGAAGGAAGGCGTCGAAGTCCGCAATCTGGGCAAGGCTTACACTCAGATGGGCAGGACGGCGCGCGGGGCCGAGCTGAAGGCCAAGGGGCACACGCAGCTCGATGCCGGCAAGCAGCAGATGAAAAGCAGCATCGGGCAAGCCACCGCCGCCTCGGCTGCGATGGTGATTCCGGCCAAGATCAGCGCGGACTATGGCGCGATCATTCGTGACATCGCGATCAAGGCCAACATTGCCAACACGCCAGAAGAGGCGACGCTGTCCAAAACCGTGATCGACACGTCGCGCGATACCGGCATGGCGCGCAATCAGGTGGCCGAGGTGGTCAACGCCCTGGTGGGCGCCGGCATGGAGCTGGACAAGGCAATGGCTTATGCGCCGACGGCGGCCAAGTTCGCCGTGGGTCAGGGTTCGGACGGTACTGAAACCGCGCGGATGATCAACGCCCTGGGGCAGAACGCCAAGATCACCGACCCGGCGATGATGCAAAAGGCACTGGAAGCGATCGCCTATCAAGGGCAGGCGGGTAGCTTTGAGGCGGCTGACATGGCGCGCTGGTTCCCGGAACTGCTCGCGGGGATGGGCAAGCTGGGCATTACCGGCATGGACTCGGTGACGCAACTGGGGTCGATGCTGCAAGTGCAGATGAAGACTGCCGGCGGCTCGGACGAGGCGGCCAACAACCTCAAGAACTGGATGGAGAAGATCGGCTCTGGTGACACCGTCAAGGCGTACCAGAAAGCCGGCATCGACTATCAAGGCTCGATGAACACCGGGCTGCAGAATGGCAAGTCCACTCTGGAATCCAGCTTTGCACTGGCCCAAAAATACATTGAGGCGACCGACCCCAAGAAGGCCGCCGAGATGGCCAAGGCCACGGCTGCGATCAGCAAGGAGTCCGATCCCGAGAAAGCCAAGGCCATGATCGCCTCGCTGGAATCGGCGTTGCGAACGGGTGACCTGTTCGCCGATATGCAGGTCAAGGGCGCCTTGACCGCGTACATGCAGAACAAGGATCTGTACGACAGCCTGAAAAAGGAGTCGGCCAGCGCGACCGGGATTCTGGATAAGAACCTGGAAGAGCGCCGGCAGTCGTCGGCGCAAAAACAGTCGGAAATGGTGCAAAGCCTTGACGACTCGATGCGCGCGATCGGCGACGCCATGCGTCCGGTGACGGATGCCGTCACGGAGGGTATCGGCTCTGTGGCGGGCAAGTTGGCCATGTTGGCCGACGAGTCGCCGCGACTGGTGACGGGTATCGGTCTGGCCACTGCCGGCTTGATTGGTCTGTCGACGGCGATGAGCGCTCTCAAGATGGCTAAGGGGCTGATGAACATCGGCCGTGGCTCGCTGATGGGTAATCCGAACATTCCGCAAAAGGTGATCGTGACCAATATGGGCGCCGGTGGTGGCCTGGGTGACGGGCTGGACATCGGCGACGTGGATGGCGGCGAGGATAAAAAAGACAAGAAGGGCAAGAAGGTCGGCCGCAAGGGTGTTGGTGGAAAGGGTGTTGGTGGCGGTGTCGGTGGCGGTGTCGAGATGGCGCGCGGGGTCGGCAACGTCGTGAAGGGCACGGCCGTAGTGGCGGTGGCCGATGCCGGTTTCAAGGCCTATGACACCTACATGAACGCCGAAACTCAGGATGAAAAGGCCGAGGGTTACGGTGCGGCTGCCGGTGGGTTGGCCGGTTCGCTCTCTGGTGCAGCAGCGGGGGCAGCCCTCGGCACGATGATTATGCCGGTGATCGGCACGGCGATCGGGGGGCTGATCGGTGGCTTGATTGGCAGTTACGGCGGCGATGCCTTGGGCGGGTACGTCGGCAAATCGATGTTCGGCACTGAAGACGCGCTGAAGAAAATCCCGGACGCCGGGCCGTTGATGATGGCCAATGCCGGCAAAGACATGGCGCCGAAGCTGGGCGACACCTCGTTGGGTGCTACGGCCAAGGCGTTCGCGCCGGCAACCACTGGCCCTCTGATGCTGACCAATCCCGGCAAGGGGCTGGATGTCGGCGCGACGATGGCCCCGGCCGTTCCGGAGGCGCCGCCGGTGTCGTATGACCCGCGCGACCTGAATTCGAAGGACGCCATGCTGTTGCCGCACTTTGCCAACAAGGTGCGCTTCCCGGGTTCGGAACTGCGTCGGCCGAAGGTGATTCGCTCCGGGCTGGAAGAGCCTACGCCGCCGCCTCAGATCGGCATGGCCGCCAAAGACATGATGATGCCACCGGCCAGCGCAGACGCGGCGGCGGGGGCATTGGTCAAGCCGATGGCAGCGGCACCGGCGGCGGCAAAAGTCGAGTCAAGCGTGGCGATTCAGGCGCCGTTTTCGCTGGTGGTCAACGGCGACGTGAAGGATGGCAATCAGTTGTTCGCGCAGATCAAGCCAATGCTCGATCAGCACTATCGCGACATGGCCAGGCAGATGGGGGGCAATCAGCTCTATGACACGCCACACGTTTGATAAGGGGGGCACATGGAAGCATTGGGGCAGTTGCAGTCGGGGTTGAAATATCTGGCCACGGCAGGCGAAACCGGCCGCCGCAGTCTGGACGGAATGCTGTCACCGGTGAATGGCGCGATCGGCGAAATCACCGGTGCCGCGTCCGAGTTGGAAAGCCTGCCCTTTGTCGGGCCGGCGATCGGGGAAAAGCTTCAGCGGGCGATGCGCGGGATTAACGCCGCGCAGGCGCAAGTCGGGCGGGTGGTGGCCATGTACGGCACGGCCACCCGCGCGGTCGCCCAAGTGGAGGAACGTTTGGGCGTGCTGAAGGAACAGGCCGGCAAGGCCGCCACGGCCATCAACAAGATCGCCGGCAAGATCAGTCCGGCATTGGCCAACATCGTGCCCACGGGCACCTTTGCCACGGATCAGACGCCGGCGCCGGAAGCGGTGAAGCCATTCCCGCACCTGCTGATCATCCAGCCGCAAGACCCCAAGGCGCAGCCGTATTTCTTCAACCTGGACACGGCGGCGTTTGACGAGCTGCGGCGGTCGACCAAATTTCGCTGGGCCTCGCAAGAGCGCCTGTCGCGGCGGCCGGCGCAGCAGGGTGTGGGCATTGGTGACGAGAAAATCACCCTCAAGGGCGTGATCCTGCCGGGGCTAAAAGGCGGGTTAAAGCAGCTTGACACCCTGCGCGCGATCGGTGGAAAGCTTCAGCCGCTGACCCTGACCACCGGTTATGGCGACGTGCTGGGGACGTGGTGCCTTGAAAGCGTCGATGAAGAACAAAGCGCGCTGATGCAGGGCGGTATCCCGCGCAAGCAGGCCTTTACCTTGGAGTTTGTGCGCTATGGCGACGACATGCAGGACGTCTGACGGGGATCTGCTCGATACCATCTGTCACAACTATTACGGGCATCTGGATGGCTGCGTCGAGGCGGTACTGGATGCCAATCAGGGGCTGGCCGATGAAGAGCAGCCCTACCGCGCCGGCGTGGTGATCGTGTTGCCGGATCTGCCGCAGCCGGTGACCGAGGCGATTACCTTGTGGAACTGACCCCGGCCGGAATCCTCGCCGGCGGATCCTCGCGTTACGCGTAACGCTCTGTGCTTGTTTGCCCCGTCCTGTGCGGGGCTTTTTTTGGGAAAAATTCATGACGCCGCGTTTTCGTATTGTGGTCGACGGGACCGACATCACGGCCGTGTTGAATGATCGGCTGCTTCAATTGAGTGTCACCGACAAGACGGGCATGGAGTCCGACGAATTCGAACTGCGCATTGACGATCGGGACGGGCTGGTGACGTTGCCGCGCAAAGGTGTGGGCATCGAGATCTACCTGGGCTATCAAGAGACGTCGCTGGTCCGGCTAGGCCGCTATGTGGTCGACGGGGTTGCAGTGTCTGGCCCGCCCGATGTGATCGTGATCAAGGGCAAGGCCAGCGACATGCGTGGCAGTGGCAAGACCGTGCGCAGCGGGAGTTGGGAGGACGTGCCGCTGTCGGCGATCGTTGGCGATATCGCCGCGCGCAACGGCTGGTCGCCGGCGTGTCCGGTCGGCACGAAGGTCGCGCGGGCCGATCAGCTCAACGAATCCGACTTCAATTTTGTCACCCGCCTGGCTAAGCAATACGACTGCACGGCGAAGGTCGCCGACGGCAAGTTGTTGGTCATGCCGCGTCAGGGCGGGCAGAGCGCAAGCGGCAAGGTGCTGCCGCCGATCGTGATCAACAAAAGCGACGTCAGCCGTTGGCAATTCAACTTTGAGGATCGCGATTCGCACAAGGCGGTCGGAGCCAAGCATCAAGACAAAAAGACCGGTGAGCTGGCTGTGGTGTCGCTGGAAAACGACGACGCTCCGGCCGGGCTGCCGGCGGTGCATACCGATCGGCATATCTACCCGAACAAGACTGCCGCCCAGGCTGCGGCCAAAGCGCGGCTGGCAGCGTTCAACCGTTCCACGGCCGGCGTGCGGCTGGAAATGGCCGGGCGCACAGATCTGTTTGCGGAATGCCTGATCATCGCCCAGGGCTTCAAGGTCGGGCTTGATGGCGAGTTTCTGGCCGAGTCGGTGCAGCAGACTTACACCCAATCCGGCTGGTCGACCACCGTTGAATGTAACGGCGGCAAGAAGGGCAAGGCCAACGCCAAGGGCAAGAAAGGGAAAAAGCCGGCCAAGCCGGTCAAAATCGTCAACCTCGCATAACGCCATCAGTCTCAATCATCCGCCGCCTTGAGCGGCTTTTTCATGTCTGGAGTTTGTATGTCCATCACTGAACAACAGCTGCAAAGCATCATGCCCAACGCCCGCCGCCAAGCGGGCGTTTTTGTATCTACCCTCAACGCAGCCATGGCCCATCGACAGATCAACACGCCGAAACGCCAAGCCGCTTTCCTGGCGCAAGTCGGTCACGAATCAGGTCAGCTGCAGTACGTCCGGGAACTGGGCGGCGACCAGTACCTGAGCAAATACGACACGGGCAGCCTGGCTGCGAAACTGGGCAACACGCCAGCAGCGGATGGTGATGGCCAGCGCTATCGCGGTCGCGGCCTGATCCAGGTCACTGGCCACGACAACTACCTGCGCTGCAGCTTGGCGCTGTTCGGTGACGAGCGATTGCTGCGTACGCCTGAACTGCTGGAGCTGCCGCAGTGGGCCGCCGAGTCGGCCGCATGGTTTTGGTCTGTGAATGGGCTGAACGCGCTGGCCGATCAAAACGAATTCAACACGATCACCCGCAGGATCAACGGCGGCCTCAATGGCCTGCAGGATCGGCTGGAGTTGTGGGGGCGGGCGAGGGCGGTGCTATGCGTCTCGGCGAACTGATCCCGGCCCCATATCGGCTGCTGGCAAAAGGCGTGCTGCTGGTCGTCTTGGTCGGTGGTTCCGCTGCCATTACTTGGCGAGTCCAGGATTGGCGCTACGGCAAACAGCTCGCAGAGCAGGCCCGACTCCACACCGAAATCCTTAACCAGTTGGCTTTGGTCACGGTTGCGCAGCAGCGTGCCGAACAGGACCAACGCCTCGTGCTCGAGCAGCGCTTGGCAACCAGTGAACAGACCCACTATCGAGCCTTAAGCAATGTCCAACGTGATCAAGGTCGCCTGCGCGACCGCCTTGCCACTGCTGATCTGCGCCTGTCAGTCCTACTCGACGCCACCACCGGCGCCGGCAACGGAACGCTGTCAGCCACCACCGCCACCGGCGGCATGGTTCATGGCCCCACAAGAGCCGAACTTGACCCAGCGCATGCTCAACGAATTATCGGCGTCACCGATGACGGCGACCGGGGGCTGATTGCCCTCGCGGCCTGTCAGGCATACGCCAAAGAAGTCTCAACACCGAAGTGAAAAGAGCGGCCGGTCCAGATGCGTCAACATCCGGATCGACCGCCGTCCCTGCAGATGGTCCCTGCAAGTCCAGCCAAGGCTCTTGCTCCGTGCACAAAGCGCGGCGAGCCTAGTGCCTGTTTATCTATACAGTAAAGGTCTTGCTTTTATGTCCACACCATCATCCCTTGGGTGGGCGGCAAACGCCGCCTGGCCGACCGCCTCATTCCGCTTTTTCCGCCGCACGAATGCTACGTTCAAGTCTTTGCCGGCGGTGCCGCGCTCTACTTCATGAAGCCCCAGCCATCGCCGTCGAAATCCTGAACGACTTCAACGGCGACCTGGTCACGCTTTACCGCGTCGTGCAGAACCACCTCGAAGAGTTTGTGCGCCAATTCAAATGGGCGCTCAGCTCGCGACAGGTGTTCGAATGGCAGAAGATGACCCGCCCTGAAACCCTCACCGACATCCAGCGTGCAGCCCGATTCTTTTACCTGCAGCACCGTGCCTTCGCCGGCAAGGTCTCCGGTCAGACGTTCGGTACGGCGACCACCGCACCGGCCATCAATCTGCTACGCATCGAAAAAAACCTCTCGGCCGCGTGGCAGCGCCTGTCCGGCACCTACGTCGAAAACCTCCCCTGGCTTGAATGCGCTGAACGTTACGACCGACCGCACACCTTCCATTACATGGATCCGCCTTACTGGCAGACCGCCGGCTATGGCGTGGACTTTCCGTTCGAGAACTACGAGCGGATGGCCGACTTCATGCGCCGCTGCAAAGGCAAAGTGATGGTCAGCATCAACGACCACCCAGACATTCGCCGTGTGTTCGAAGGCTTCCACTTCGAGACACTAGACATCCGTTACTCCAATACCAACCAGCAGCAAGGCAAAGCCGAAGTGAGCGGTGAGCTGGTGATCATGAACTGGTCGCCAGAATCGTTGGGGGGGCTGTTTTGACTACCAAGGTGTAATCCCCGGGCAGCCTGTTCCCCAGAGCTGTAAAAGTTCGGTGAGTTTGATAAGGAGTTCAAATAATGTCGTCAAAAGAAAAACTATATTCATTTTTCAATCTCGCAAAGAATCATGCCGTGCCGAGTTGCGCGGTTCGTGGGTGTCGAGTGGTGCTGTATCTAAGTTAGTTGTTGCTTGGAGCGCGCGTCAAGCTTTGAGTTGAAGTTTTAGTGAAATTCAATGCATTTTTTGTTTAGGGCTTAAGAGGCCGAGAACCATTATTTCTAATGTCTGAGATCGACTGTGAAAAATACGATATAAATCAATCCGCTGGCGATTCTTGGAATGGGCCGAGACGTTGTCGGCGCCGGGGAAGTCGCATAATCATTATTGTTTTGCGTTACGTTTCAGGGGATGCGTAGGAAATTTGGCATAGTTATTATTGTTACGCGTAACGCTTTGGAAAATGGTTCAGACAAGCGGACATAGTTATTATCGTTACGCGTAACGCTTCGGAGAATGGTTCAGGTAAACGGACGTGGTTATTATCGTTACGCGTAACGCTTTGTAAATTGGTTCAGGTAAACGGACATGGTTATTATCGTTACGCATAACGCTTCGGAAAATGGTTCAGGTAAACGGACATGGTTATTATCGTTACGCGTAACGCTTCGGAAAATGGTTCAGGTAAACGGACATGGTCATTATCGTTACGCGTAACGCTTCGGAAAACGGTTCAGGTAAACGGACATAGTTATTATCGTTGCACGTAACGCTTCTGAAAATGCTTCAGATAAACGGAAATAGTTATTATCGTTACGCGTAACGCTTCGGAAAACGGTTCAGGTAAACGGACATAGTTATTATCGTTGCACGTGACGCTTCTGAAAATGCTTCAGATAAACGGAAATAGTTATTATCGTTACGCGTAACGCTTCGAAAAATGCGCAGGTATGGCGAGATAGCTCTCACTATTGAGTAGGATTTATAAGATCGGCGCCTTGGTTTCGAACGTTTCCAATTGCACGGTCAATCTTGAACCATTCGAACGCCTCTGTTGGCTCACCTTGAAGCAGCGCAATATGCTCAGAGCGTTCTTTAGTCGTAGCCGGGTTAAGCCATTCGCGAGCCAATTCTGGACATAGCGTCACCGGGCGCCGATCGTGGATATCCACCATGCCACCGGCACTGTCGGCCGTGATGATCACGAAACCGTCGTGCTCACTAGGTGGTTGTTCGGCAATTGGGTATTGGCCTATTGCGGCGCACAGGATCGGCGCCCGGTCTCGCCGGCGAATAAGGTAAGGTTGCTTCTTGGGGCCGCCTTCATCGACCCATTCAAACCAGTTGTTGATTGCAATGATTGCCCGGTGCGGCCAGATCACGCGAAAGAATGGGCCATGGGCCACTTTTTCTGCCCGGGGTTGATCGGCGCTGCGCGGTCCTTTGCCCAATGTGGACGCCATCCCCAGCGGACCATGTCTGCGTGCAGATACTGACCCTCCTGATGGAAAATCGCCAGCTGGGCAGTGGGAGCTGCGTTGTAGCGCTTGAAGGGCTGGTTGCCGGTGTTATTGATCAAGGCGTTGGGCATGCTCAACGCCGCTACAAAATCGTGGATGCCGTCGTACTGTGAAAGTCGCCCGCACATATCGCCGCCTATCAGATATTTCCTACAGAAATTGACCGCGAGCGCTTCTGAAAGTTAACTGTATATCCGTACAGTTTTGGAAGTCGTGCGTCATGAGCTATTCAATTTTAGGCCCGATTGCCCAGGTAGGCCTGAAGCTGCCTCTTTGTTTATTCCAGGTGCCCGCTGGTTTTCCCTCGCCGGCAGCGGATCACATTGAGGCACACATTTCTTTAGATGAGGTGCTCAACATTCGCGCCCCGCATGTCTACCTAGTGAAAATTACCGGGGAAAGCATGCAGGGCGCGGGTATCTTTGACGGAGACCTAGCGGTTGTAGATCGTTCGCTGGAGCCGGCCCATGGCCACATCGTCGTGGCGCTGTTGAACAATGATCCTCTGTGCAAACGACTGTGCATCCGGGGAAAGGATGTCATCCTTTTGTCTGAAAATCCCAAGTATCCGCCTCGTTATGTGTTGGAAGGTGATGAGCTGACCATCTGGGGCGTAATCATCGGTAGCGTGCGCAGCCATGTCTAAAGTAACGCCGGTATTCGGCTTGATTGATTGCAACAGCTTCTACGCCAGTTGCGAGCGCGTGTTCCGCCCTGACTTGGTTAAGGTCCCTATTGTGGTGCTGTCGAACAACGACGGCTGCGTAATCGCCCGGAGCTACGATGCCAAGCCCTATGTGAAAATGGGCGAGCCTTACTTCCAGATCAAGCACAAGCTCAAGCAGCACGGCATCGTCCCGTTCTCCTCGAACTACGCGCTGTACGGCGACATGAGCGAACGCGTCATGACCCTGATCGAATCGATGGTACCGGCCGTTGAGGTATACAGCATCGACGAAGCTTTCGTTGACCTCACCGGCGTCAATGACTTGGACGGCCTCGGCCGCGAGATTCGCAGCCAAGTATTGCGCTGCACGGGGATACCTGTCGGTGTCGGTATCGCGCACACCAAGACCTTGGCCAAGCTGGCCAACCACACCGCCAAACGCCTACAGGCGCAAACTGGTGGCGTCGTGAACATCTGCAACCCAATCAAGCGCGACTGGGTGCTGCGTAATACTGACGTAGCGGAGGTGTGGGGAGTTGGTCGGCGCATGAAAATGCATTTGGATGCCATGGGAATCAAGACCGCCATGGAATTGGCCAAGGCAGACCCGTGGACGTTGAGAAAAAATTTTAGCGTGGTGATTGAGAAAACGGCCCGGGAGTTAGCCGGCACGCCTTGCCTGGAACTTGACGAGCCGGATCCGCCCAAACAGGAGATCTGTTGCAGCCGGATGTTTGGTGCGCGGCTCACGGAGTTGGCACCCATCAAGGAAGCGGTGGCCACGTACATGATGCGCGCCGCGGAAAAACTCAGGGCGCAAAATTCTCTGTGCAAGAAAGTCCGAGTCAGCATTCGCACTGGTATGTTCAATCCGGACGAAGCTAAATACGCAAACGGTGTGATGATCGAGCTACCGTATCCCACAAATGATGTTCGTCTGCTGACGAAAGCTGCAGTTGATGCCCTTGATCGCGTATTTCGGCCGGGATTCAATTACAGCAAGGCAGAAGTTATGTTGCTGAACCTCTGTCAGCCAGGTGAATTCACGGACGATCTATTCGCGATATCTCAGCCTACCGAATCCACAAAAGTGATGGCTGTTCTTGACCGGATCAACGAGCGGTGGGGAAGGGGGACGCTGCGATCAGCAAGCGTGCCGACGAATCCAGACTGGAGCATGCGACGAGAGATGATGAGTCAGAGCTATACAACCAAGATTGATCAATTATGGAAGGTATCTTGCAGTTAGCAGGAATAAGCCACGTTCTCATAGGGTGATGAGCCGATATAACCCCAGTATGCATCCAACGATAATTTTGGTTTTGCGGATGTGCTCACTGGCTGAACGATGGTCAAATCTCTTCAGCCAGCACGCAGTACGCCCTGCATAATCGGTTTCATCGGCAAAGGACAAATTCGATTGAGATGATTTCTTAGCTCACCAGCGATTTGTTGCACCGCGGTATATTTAGCTGGTCGTTGCTCCACTGGTAGAGAGGCGGCAGCAGCTAATTCAAAAGGTATTAGCCGTAAATCGCTCATGCCTTTCTCTACCGCTTCAATGTGTTTCTCTTCGGCGCCGTGCTCCCTCAGAAGCTTGACTACCTCTGCTGCCCACTCAGCGTTGGAGGCAGAAGGCTCCCAAGTTTCTTCATGAATTAGCAAGACTGCAGCCGACCTCATGACTTCTAACACGAACGATGCGCAAGTGAGGCCATTGCTTCCCTTTGGAGGCGAGTAGACAGAGCCACTGAAGGAACCTTTCGAAGCTATGAAATCAATTCCATAGGAGATTTTTGGCAGTTTACGAGATATCGCCCGAACCACTGCCACAACCCCCTTGCCTGCAGCCGGCGGTAGGGCCAAAGGAATTGCAACTCCACACTTCGGACTTGGGAGATCCGATACGAACAGCTTGTGATGCCAACCAAGCTCCATCATCCTAAGCTTGTTGCCTTTTTCGTTGAACAAAATTGCAAGATGTCCCCCACCCAGATCACTATGAAAAAGGGCAAGCGCGATCCCGTGCTCGGGTAAGACAACCTCATTTACGCTGCCGAATACCATTTATAGGCTCTTAACCAGTCCATATAGTGCATCATCAGGATCAACGCCCTGATCCGACAAAGCCTGACGTGCAACGTCAAGAGCCTCATTCCAACCAGAAATTTCGGCACGCCACGCATAAGTGGCGCGTAGAAGAGTTGCCAGATGTTCCCCGTGAATCTGTAATCCGACGAGATCCTTTGTAGGAATGATCTCCGGGCCGAATTCAGCCACTGCCTCAAGCGCGGCTTCTGCTGTTACAGTCAAACTGTCTATATCAGCCGAGATGTTCTCGGAAGACACGAGAGCCCGCAGCTTGCTGTAGGTGGTTACCTCTTGGGTGGATCTGACGTATCCCTTAAGCGTCGTGTCAGCTCCCGAATAGAAACTACCTACCATGAAGGCAACATCTCGAAACTGCCTCAGCGTTTGGCTAAGTTCCGGCATGCCGAAAGCGTGGCCAAGATCTACTTTGGTCCGATAGCGCTGCTGGGTTTCCCGGCTGGCAATCTCCGGAAACCAAGTATTATTGAGGGATGAGTGCATCATGCAGCTTCTCCGTAATGGCGCGCCGGAACAGGGCCCCTGCATTGCTATGCAAGGTTTCCAGCAGGGCTTCTAACTCCGTAGAAGACTCCATAACATCGCTGGACGCATCTGCTCCATCAGTTTCGTGAAAGAAATCAGCATCGATCAAGAATGCCCTGGCACCATCAGCCATCGAGGTTAGAAGCGAAGTCTGTAAAAGCAGCTTGCATTCATCGAGGCGTATGAGTGATTGGGAAACCTGACTTTCAATTGCTTCCTCGTCAAAGTGATCTTCGTCCAACAAAGCATTGCGGGCAAGGGGACCCAGCAAAAATGGCTTAATTAGCTCATGCCAAGGCGTTCCATCCAAGCCCAACACTGAACGCTCAATGACATCTTTGTATCGGAGGCCGATGCGCGTCACACATATTCTCTCGACTTCTTGATGCAAAAAAGCAACAGCCTTCAACAGCTCTGGAGCGTACGAGTCCCAGCTTTGATAGGTTGTCGAGGTGTACGCGACAAATTCTGTACCAATGGAGACCTTCGATGTCCCATCAGCTTTGGCATAGTGACGAATCGTAGATCCAATGCTTGTCCGTGGAACAGGCTGAGATCCATCCTCAGCGGCTTCGAGCACGACGTTGAATGACACTTCGTCATTCCTTTGGCTGTAGCCGCACTCACTGAAGTGGCGCTGTAGCTTCTCAAACGAGGCGTCGGAGATTTCTAGGGGCTGAAACCGAATCTGGCATACAACTTCTGCCAAGGGGTTTTTCCCGTAGATAACTCGGTCAGTCGTGGCAATTTTCATGAAGAATCAAACGCTTCCTAAGAAAAAATATGCTCCCGTAGCTTTCAACTATTAACCGCTACAGGGGGCCTAATAGTAGAAACGGATACATTCACCGGCGACTATAGACTCAGAAGGGAGGATTTGCACGGGATTGCCCGTATCCATAGAGGATGAAGGAGTGCGAATCCTCGGCGCCTCGTGGAGAAAAAATTTGCCGAGCGGGTTCCATTTCACGTGTTGGACGCGGCATAAGGTCTTCAAGATCATCAAAAGGCTTCCATATCAAGGCTGCGATGCCGCTCGAGGAGTTCCTTCTCTTGTGCCGCTCGGGTACTGTATATCCGTACAGCAAATTGATCAAGGGATTGAGTCCAATGCATGGTGTGCCTTGGTTACCCCCGATGATTTGCTGCGTCCATCGGGTGCGAACAGCCATTGGCGCTTTCTCCATCGAAGTGACATTTTTTGCAAAATTTAGGGCAAAATTAGGGCAGATTCAGGGCCGCTATAAACCGTAGGACGCCACAAGCAATGGTTGAAAGAACCGTAATTTGTGGCCTTAGGCGGTCTACAAAGACGCTAGAAGGGGTTCGAATCCCTATCCTGTAATTGGTATTCCAATAACCGTATTCCACCCAAAGCATCGGTCCTAATGTCAAAATTGACGAACCACTCGAATTCGGCCGGCACGCTGGCCAACTGCTGGAACTCGGCTGCTGTCAGTCGGCGTTCGCTGGAAAGGACAAGATCAGACACCTGAAGCTCTCCTCAGAAGTTGCTTTTCATGGATCTCTCGGCAACGGTCAATGACCTTCTTTACGCGAGGATGAGGTGAGTAGTCGTTACGGAAACCCGGTGGGCAGATGCTTCTATCGCGCCAAAGAATGCTGCCAAAAATGCCGCAGGGCGACGCTTCCAGTTCGAGTGAGAGAAGCACCAGGGTCATGAAGGCGTTGGGTACCTGATCTTCTTCAAATTGGACCCATTCGGTCCTCATGGTCTCCCTGACCGTTCCTGCGACGTTTTCCGGTTCTGACTTGTAATGCACTAGTTTATTTCGAGCTTGCACGAGCTTAGCGAGGCCTTTGATTGCGAGGCCTTTTTTGTCGAGCGATTGGCCACAAATCTTGCGGGTCAGCCTCTTCCATTTAGGTACCAAGCTCATCCTGTCTAGAGAATACTTGTTGGCTTCTAGATCACCTAGGGATGTGGCCGCAAACTCAAATGCCGCCGCCTCGATGGCCATCGCAGCAAATACGATGGTCTTGATGCCGCTAAAACGTGGTCCCTCATATAGGCCCAACCCACCTGTTGCGACCTCATCCAGAAAATCCCCAAATGCTTGCTCGGTGACGTCGACATAAGTCTGCACCATCGAGCCTGCGCGGACTGGATGGATATACCAGTGCGGTTCTGAAATATCCACCGGCAGCTCCTCTTTTAAAATGGTGATAACGTATTTTATCGCTAATAGATGGTGCCTTAGCCATCGCTAAGTTCAGGTCCGCATTTGACCGAATTCTGCCTGTCAGAGGGAATGGTTTGCCCATCGTTAAGATCGCCGTCGGGACCCGGAACCCGGTAGGAGGAGTGGCGAGTGCGGGGCGAAAATGGCGCAAATCGTACGCCAATCCATGCCACCCAATGCCAATCATGCGTTTGTGCATGCAGTGGTGATATGCGTTAGCCGTCAATAAACACATGGGGTTGGGCCTTAACGACCAGAATACTCCAACACGATCGGGGTGTGGTCTTTCAAAGGTTTTTGCTCCGGAGCTTTGCTAGGCCCTGTTTAATGTGTCCAGCGTTCTCGCCAATCACCCACAAAGCACCCCGAACGTTGTCCCCAACCTCGGCCAAGCCGTGCTGTTCGGCACGAAGCGTAAGCTCCATCAAGGCTGCTTCTAGACCGAGCTGATTCTGGTACATCCTCTCCAGCACATCTGTTAACGAATATTCGTCTGGCATGGCTCGACTCCTTTCGAAAAAGGAAAGCATAGTACCGGTAGTGCCCTGTGTGGGTGGTAATTGCTGCATGCTTAGAAATTGCTACGAAGCATTGTGTATTTGAGGGGCCAGCCAGGCTGGCCGGGGTGAAAACCGGGTACTACGCCCAATCCATCATCGGGGCGACGGAAAAGCGGCGGGAGAGTGGGGCGGGTGTGGCGGGAATAGGGGACATTAGGGGTACGGAATCGGTGTGGCTGGGAGGTTGGGGAGTTTATCAGGAATGGGAGGACGGGGCTTGGGGGCAGGAATGGCAGAGTGGGTTTACAGCGTCCTACTTCTGGACCTGCTGAGCTTGCTCAACCTGCATTGGATTGAGCGAGACAAATCCAATCGAGGATTGATAGCATGTGGCTATCAATATCCACATCCTTGCAGGAACGGAATCCATGTCGAAAAAAATCCATGCGTTAGTGCTTTGCCTGGGCGGCCTCGTTGGCGCTATACAGAGTGCCGTTGCAGCTGAAAATCTGTTCAAGAGCTACGGCTACGACACGCCGATCACGAAATACACCGAGGCTGGCGGTTACTATGATTGCTCGGAAGAGGTGGGCGCGCCCGCTCGGTGTATTGATGACGTCGATTTCATTGATCAGAAATTCACTGCTGGCCTGGTGTTCAGCAGTGACAAGCTGATTATGGTTTCACTGTTCGCGCCCTATGAGCGCGAGCTGTTCGGGCGTGCTATCGGTGCGCTGGCCAAGTCGTTCGGTCTGGTCGCACTGGCTGACGGCAAGTCGATGCTGGATCTTGTCGATCTGGCGGCTAAAGCTAAAAGCAAGGATGAGTACACCGCTAAACTCACCAACTACGAAAGTGTCGCTCTAAACGCCAATAATCTGACCTATTCGTTTATCGAGGGCGCCGCCTCGATCAAAGGGACACCTAGCGTTTCTGGTTTGATGGCAGCCGCGCCTGCGAATGTCAGGGGGGCTGACCTGATTGTCACGGGCGAGGGTGAGGAATCGGTCATCATGATCAAGTTTTCTTTCCCGAAGCTTGACGAGAACAAGCTTGTTGAGCAGACCAAAAAACCGGTCGAATCTTTCTGAGTTTGATACTTTGGCGTTTAACACGCCCCGCTAACAGTAGAAAGGGATAGATTTGTTTGCTCATTTTTAGACGATAAATAGATCTGTCCCCATTGTTCCCGAATCCACCAGAAAGCGATCCCGCATCCCCCTACGAATCCCTCAACTCCAAAAAACTCCACGAAGCCGCCGAACGCGCCCTCGATCACTACCTCCTTCCCGCCGACCACATCATGGCCAGCGTCAACGAGCCCGAGCGCATGTACCTCGCCAATCCCAAGTACGACTCGGAATCCCTGCTGGCCAATGCCAGTGAGACGCTGAGTTCAGCCTCCGAAATGCTCAACAACTTCGCCGCAGCACTCGACCCTGCGCACCGCAAAACCGCGCTGGGCATTGCACAGGTGGTGATGCTAGGTGAGTTGGCGGTGAATCAGGCGTTGGATAACGTCGAGTTGAAGGCGTAAATCCTGACCTTTGTGGCGACGGCGGTCAGTCCGTCGCCATGAGGGTCAGGCGCGGGAGTTACCCCATTTACCCAAATGGACAGAATGATGGCCATTCAGTAGCATTTCGCGCACTCCGCGTTTAAAAACGCCGCAATCCCACGGAAGCACTGATTGCTTTCAACCTCGTCGATGAGAGTTTATGAATACTCGTAAAAATCCGCTGCTAGCGTTCGTGATGTCGTGCCTGGTGGCCGGCTGGGGTCTGGTTTATGTCGGTCGCGTTAAATGGGCGGTGCGGGTTGCCGCGCTGCTCTATGTCGGTGTGGTTTTGCTTGGCGTGTGCGGAGTAACGACGACGCCAATCGGTTTGTATGTCTTCGGCATTTTTGTCGTGCTGGTCAAACTGGGATCGGCCACGGCGGCGGCGATGTTGGCGCGTAAAGAAGGCAGTTCGGTGGACAGTCCCAGCACCCGTTTCCATGTGTTTTACGTAGTGACGCTGATCATCGTTTCGCTTGTTCTGCTGGGGCCGTTGAGAGGGCCGATTCTGGGGTTCAAGACTTACTTCATTCCGTCTGGCTCGATGGTTCCGACCCTCTCGATCGGGGAGTATATCGTCACCAAAATGCGTATCGACGCGCCGCAGGTTGGCGACATTGTGGTTTATCGCTACAACGGCACGGAGGCGGTCAAACGTGTCGCCGCAGTGGGTGGCGATACCTTGTCGATCGTTGACGGTAAGGTCATTCGCAATGGTGAAAACATGGGGTTGTTCTTTGCGCCGCCAGAGCGCGTGAAGGATCCTCGTTATCAGCAAACGCCGCAAACGGTGATCGAGAAAGACCACGTGTATTTGCTCGGCGATAACCGCGATAGCAGCAACGACAGCCGCTTCATGGGGCAGGTCGCCGTTGAGGACATTGTCGGTAAGGTCACCGGAATCTGGTTTTCAGAAGATCGATCGAGGATTGGCACAGTCTTTCACTGATGAGTCCCATCCTGAAGGGCGAGTTGCGGTGGCTGGTGACCTGTCCTTGAGCGCAAGTCCAAGCGTCCATCAAAAACGGTTTTTGGTATGGCCTTGAGGCTGCGGCGGTCGTCAACTATTGGCTAGCGATGGGGTCGGTCACTTTCGATAATGCCTGGAGATCTCTTTCCAGATGTATTTGTATCGAAACGTCAGCCAACGTATCAGCAGTTTGTCTATCTGCCGTCGAACGCGGCTGTTTTCCCGGGCTTTCAAAGTCTCTGCTATGTCTGCCTTCAACTGCTCCGAGTTGAAGGCAGACCAGATCATTGGAATCACGGTTTCAAGATTCGTATGGCAAACAGGTGCGACCTCTTCGTAGAGGATTCGCTTTATCTCTTGTGGGTCGTAGTCTTCGGTTTCGCGCGCGATAAATGCGTAGTTGACCTCATTGTCGACAAACGCATCTGACAGCGCCCAATGGACGTCGAATCGCTGCTGTTCAGTTGCTGATGCCCATTCACGTTTGGCTGGGTCGATTATTCGCGGCGCCGGTTCTACCAT